ACTGATTGATGCAGACAAAATAATTGACTCTCTTGGAAATTCGGATATGGATTTTGCAATAGGTGCAGTTATTGACGAACAGCCGACAGCATTTGATGCGGAAAAAGTTACGGAATCGCTTATGGACAGATTTCGTGTTGTTTCCAATGATGAGGACTTGGAATGGAATAGAGCTATAGACTATGCTATTAAAATCGTGGAAGGCGGTGGAGCTGAATGAGTAAATCAGTATTAGTGATTGATACACCAGAACGATGTATAGATTGCGAAATCGGACAGAATTATAGCAGCATTATAGAAACCTGTGTTTTTTGCCAGATTGCAGGAAAGCCAGCGTTAGACGGAAAAGCAGAATCAAGACCTGATTGGTGTCCGCTTATGGATTTGCCAGAGAAAGACAATGGAGATTATCCATCTAATACATTTGATGCAGGATTTGCAGAGGGCTGGAATCAGTGTATTGATGAGATTACAGGAGGAAATGCAGATGATTGATTTAACAGGAAAAAACATATTTGTAAGAACGCGGGAAGAGTATTTGAAAGTTCTGAAAATAGCAAAATTACAGGGATTTAAGTGGGAAGGAGGAAATCATTTAAATGCACTGAATATTCCGATTCCGAATATGTTAAAATTTTACAATGGCAAAAATGTAACTTATTACAGTGATGATAAGCCCTTGTATGAAACATCCGAAATTGTTGCGTGCGAAGAAAAGATTAAGGAAGCAATAGCTCACGTTAAGTATTTTGCTGACAATAAATATAGAATGTCATTAACAGATAAAGTTATTGAATCAATGCTATTACTTGCAGATACTGTAGAAAGTCAGATGGAAGAGGTGAAGTAGATGGAGAGATTAACAAAAAGAGATTTTTCAAGAATCACATATAACGAACGCCGAAGCATTATGTGCAGTTCATATTGCGATAATTGCTCACAGGGTGCAGGAAATTGCAAAACAGTAAAGAATATGATTAAAAAACTCGCCACTTATGAAGACTTAGAAGAACAGGGCTTGCTTGTGAGATTACCGTGTAAAGTCGGAGATACGGTATATGTTCCAACAAGAAATTTTGTTTCAGAATTGAGAATCACGATGGTTTCAGTTAATATGCACGGAACCTATTTTAGTTGGATGTTAAATAGTGGAATCTATCCCAACTTGGACGGATTTTCAGTAAACAAACTTGGCAAAACCGTATTCCTTACCCGTGAAGAAGCCGAGAAGAAGTTGGATGAGATAAAGAATGCATAGACATCAATGGATTAAATACCATCACCACAGAAGAGGATGGGTGTACAAATGTATTATTTGTGGAAAATTATGTAATGGAAGGTGAAAAAAAGTGGACGTTAAAGAAGCAAAAGATATATTATCCGATATGAGAGACCAGCATTTATGTTTCTTGGGAAATTCAGAAATCAAAGATGAATGGCAGAAAAAATACCTCAAAGAAGCATGGACGTGTGATTCTGGGGCAAAGGCTCTTGCCGGATTAATCACAGAGATAAAGATTAATAAAGGTGTTATCGCAGAAAGTATTTTGCATTACGGCAAAAACAATCAAAGCACGGTCTGCATGGAAGAATGCGCCGAACTTATCCAGGCAATTAGCAAGGCAAAGCGCGGAAAAATCAACCGTGATAACATGATAGAAGAAATTGCAGATGTGTTGATCTGCATCGAAATGCTAAAGCAAATGTACATGATATCCGATGAGAAAATTAATAAGTGGATTGAAAAGAAACAGGCGAGAGAAGCAGAAAGGATTGGTGATATTAATGTTTGTACAAAATAAAAGCATAAGAGATTACATTCACAAGTGCAATGTCGAAAGATTACCAATAAATTATGATGGCAAGATGGAAGTCAACTTATTTGGTCATCGGATTTTAGTAGAAAAGAACGAATGGTTATGGCACTTGCATTTGAAAATAACAGATAAGTGCAATGCCAAATGTTCATTCTGTGTCGAACAAAACGCAGAACGTTGCGAGAATGCAGAGTATTTTATAATGCAAGTTGATGAAATGCTTTCAGAAATGGAAAAAGAAGGAATATTGTATTCCGTATCTGTAACAGGTGGAGAGCCACTGCTATTTGAAAAATTTACTAAATTGTGTGAAGTTTTAGGAAAACACGATATTAAATTTTTGACGATTAATACAAATGGGAAATACTTAGAAAATCATATTAAAGAAATTGATGGACTGTTTGATTTTGTAGACATTAGCAGACATGCTATTTCCGATAAGAAAAATAATGAAATTTTTGGAACATGTATGCCATCTTTGGTTGATCTGGAGCATATTAAAGGCAAATTATTAAAGACCAAAATGAGATTACAATGCGTATTGTGCGATGCAAACACAATCGAAGATGTATTAAATATGATTGATGCATACTCTTTTGCAGATGATTTATCATTCAGAAAACTTATGAAGCTAAGTGAAAAAAGCGGAATTAAATACGATGAAAAAGAAGAATTATATAACAAAATACTTGAATACGCATACAATCATTTTGAATTTATCGAGCAAACAATTCAAGATTATTATGTGTATGAAATATGGAAATACAAAGATACTTTAATTACCTTTAGCTATTCAAACATGAAAATGCTTAGCGAAATAGAGAAAACGGAAGATAATAGTGTTTGCAGAGAATTTATAATTCACCCAGACGGAACAATTTCTGGAAGTTGGAATAAAAACATGAAGGTAATCAAGAAATAGCACATAAAATTCATATAATTTGATTTATTTTACAAAAATTAAAATGGGAGGATTAATCATGAATAAGAAAGAAATCGCAGAAATTAAGAAACAGTTTACACCAGCAAATTGTTCCATTACACGTATTTGTGGTTGTTATGTGGATGCAGAAAAGAATAAGAAAACTAAAATTAAAGAAGCGTTCCTGTCTCTTCCAGAGGAAGAAATGTTTAAGTATTTTGACATTTTCAAGAAAACCATGTCTGGCAGACTTGGGAAAAACCTTATGAACCTTGATTTTCCATTAGCACAGGAAAAAGAGGGTGGAACGCAGGAATTTCTTATGCGGATCAGAGCAAGTAAGCTTAAAGATGATGAACTTTTGGACGAGTTTTATGATAAAGTGATTGAAAGTTATGATTATCACGAAAATTACTACATAATTCTCATTCATGCAGTATATGACATTCCCGGAAAAGCTTCTGATGAAACTGAAATGCACGATGCTTCAGAAGAAATCTATGAACACATTCTGTGCAGCATTTGCCCGGTGAATCTTTCAAAGGCAGGTCTTAGCTATGATGTGGCTGAAAATAACATCAAAGACAGAATTCGTGATTGGGTAGTCTCAAGACCGGAAACAGGATTTTTATTCCCGGTATTTAATGACAGAAGCACTGATATTCATGGAACCTTGTATTTCAACAAAAACATAAAGAATATTCATCCAGACTTCATCGAAAACGTTCTTGGCACACCAATTCCACGTATACCCGGCAATGAGATCAATGTCTTTTCAGATTTTATCATGGATAATTTCGAAGGATGCACAACATTCAATTTCACTGAAAGCCTAATTGAATCTTTGCAGGAAGTAAGAGAACAGAAGAAAGACAGCCCAGAGATGATAACTGTATCATGTGACGAAATGGAACAGATTTTTGGATATTGCGGAGTTCCATACGAGAAGTTGTCGGATTTCAAAGAAAACTGGGAAATGTATTTCAGTAATGAGCCTGTTTCCCTTGACAATATCCACAATTCAAAAACTGCAAAAATTGTAACACCAGATGCAACAATCTGCATCCAGCCGGATAAAATTGCTCTGATTGAATTGAAAGAAATAAACGGCGTTCCATCTCTTGTGGTTCCGGTAAATGGAGAACTGAAAATCAATGGAATTGAAGTTGAATTAAAATAAACACTTTTTAAAAATCCAGAGATTGGAGAAAGGAATTTCAAAATTGGCAAGCGATGTAAAATGGATAAAAATATGTTCAGACATTTTTGATGATGAAAAAATAATGCTAATTGAAAATTTGCCAAGTGCGGACAGCATTATCGTAATCTGGTTTAAATTGTTGTGCTTAGCCGGAAAAAATAACAACAGCGGTGTTTTTATCCTAAACGATAAGATTGCATATACTGATGAAATGTTAGCGACAGTATTCAGGAGAGATATTAACACGGTTCGATTAGCGTTAAAAACATTTGAGAACTACGGAATGATCGAAATTGTTTCCGGAGTTTACACAATTCCGAACTGGGGAAAATATCAAAATCTTGATAAAATTGAGCAAAAAAGCCAATATATGCGAAACTATATGCAAGAATATCGAAAAAAGCAGAAAGACAAAATAGAGTGTAAAACTAACAGTAAACTTTACGGTAAAGTTAACAGTAAAACTAACGTTAGCTCGGCAGAAGTATATAATAAAGAACTAGATAATAAAGAATTAGATAATAAAGAAAAAGAAATAGAAGAAGAGAATGATTTAATAGTATCTAAAGATACTATTCGTCAGACTGACGTCCAACGAATCATTGATGAATGGAATACTCTGGAAGAATTTGGTATCACTCCTGTAAAAAGAATGACATCAAAACGAGAACAAGCAGTGAAAGCCAGAATCCGTCAGAACCATATGGACGATATCTTAGAAGCCATTGAAAACATTCGCCATAGCAGCTTCTTACAAGGCCAGAACAAAGAAGGTTGGATGATAACTTTCGATTGGTTCTTAAAGCCCGGTAACTTTGCGAAGGTATTTGAAGGGAACTATCTTGATAAATCCGGTAACAAGCCTCAAAGTTACATGGAGAAAATACAAAACAGGGTAAGCGAGGTGGATAATTGGGTATGACAAGAGAAGAATGGGCGGTACTCGTAAAAGCAATGAAAGCTGTGTACACTTCTCCATCATTTCTGCCAGATCAATATGCTTTTGATACTTGGTATGGACTTTTGAAAGACCTAGATTACAAGCTTTTAAGTTTTGGATTAAAGAAATATATGCAGACTGAATGGAAAGAGCCATCAATAGCCGCATTAAGGCAATGCGCACAAAACATTGCGCCGCAGAAGGAAGAGTTGAACGAAACAGAAGCATGGGAAAAGGTATGCAAAGCTATTCAGAACTCTACATATAATGCAGAAGCAGAGTTTGATAAGCTTCCAAAAATCATTCAGAAAGCAGTATCAAGCCCGGCACAACTTAGAGAATGGGCGGTATCTGAAAATGTGGATGGTACATGGTGGAGTGTGGTTCAATCAAATTTCCAAAGGACATACCGGGCAGAAGTGCAAAGAGAACAAGAACGAAGAAAACTAAGTCCAGACCTTTTAAAAATTATAGATACTGCCAGATTGGGAGGTGCGGGAAATTGCCAGATAGAAAACCATGGAGAGAATTAAAAAGCACTGAAATTATAGGCTTAAAGCGGAGACAATGCTCGAAATGCGACTATTACAGCAAGAGCGAAAATGCATGGAGTACAAATGCAACCTGTGATTATATCTTGATTGAAGAACATAGTAGAGGATGTGATCCGAGGGATTGTGTTAAAAATGGTATCTTCAAGAAGAAAGCGAGAGGAAAATCAAGAGTAAAGCGAGTGATTCTATGAGGAAGATAAGCGAAATGTATAAGCAATCTGGCGGTACAGTTTATCAGCATACCTGTTCTGATTGCAGATTCTTCTATGGTGGCAAATTTCCAAGGTGCTTGCAATACGAACTGGAAATTGATTGGAATCCAGATTATATAGCTTGCAAATTTTACAATCTGGAAGAATCTCAGATTGATGGACAGGTAAATATCTTTGATTTGTTGTAAAACGTGATAATTGTGTATTTAAAATAGCACAGAATCGTTCAAAAGAGAATAATGGTAGAAATTATAGGGCATACAAAAGATAAAGAAAAACAGCGTTTAAAACAAGATAATTATATGGAGGGACAATTAATGGAAAAAGCTATATTGTATGCCATAAACGAAAGAATGTTCTCACTTGGTCTGATAGATGAGAAAACAAGAGATAAAATTAAAGCTGAAATCAGCATTAGAAAGTAACGACAATGTATTGAGTGGATTTATATGAGGTGTTATACTTTATATGATTCCACTCCCTGTTTATTAAGGGAGAAATGCACTATGAATATTTATTATGTCAGAGAAAAATTAAGAAATTGCTCTATTTACGACATTGAACTAAATGTTGCTTATTATGCCAGGGTTTCTACGGAAAAAGTCGAACAGCAAGCATCCATTAAGCACCAAGAGGAACATTTCGAAGAACTGATACATTCTAACAACAGATGGAAGTTTGCAGGTTCTTACATTGATGATGGTATTTCTGGAATGCATGCGGATAAAAGAGAAGAATTTCAAAGAATGCTCAGAGATGCAAAGCTTGGAAAAATTGATATGATTATAACAAAAGAAATTTCAAGATTTGCACGAAACACTCTTGATAGTATCCAATATACCAGAGAATTGCTATCTTACGGCGTATGCGTATGGTTCCAAAATGACGGAATTAACACTATTGATGATGATAGTGAGTTCCGACTTACTATTATGGCTGGGGTAGCGCAGGACGAAATCCGAAAGCTTTCTTCAAGAGTAAAGTTTGGACACGCACAGTCGATCAAAAACGGCGTTGTTCTCGGACACAGAATGTATGGATACTCAAACAATCAAGGGAAGCTCGAACTGATTCCAGAAGAAGCAGACATGGTTCGAATGATTTTTCAAGATTACGCTTCCGGAATATCTACGCCAAGAATCGAAAAAAAACTCTGGGATATGGGATACAGAAGTTTCAAAGGTGGGAAAATCAACCGGGATGTCATAAAAAATATTATTCGGAATCCAAAATACAAAGGATACTATTGTGGAGGAAAAGTAAAGGTTGTCGATATGTTCACCAAGAAACAAGAATTTCTTCCACAGTCAGAATGGATAATGTTTAAGGATGATGGTTCCAGAGTACCGCAGATCATTGATGAAACTACCTGGGAAAAGGCAAACGCATATTTAAGAGAGCGTGGAGAAGCTATAAAATCAAGAAGAACATCTTTTAAAAACGAAAATATTTTCACCGGAAAACTTTTCTGCGCAAATGACGGAGCTCCATACTGGATGAAGCAACATTATATCAGAGGGAAAGAAGACGTTCGATGGGTATGCAGTTATAAGATAAAAAACGGAGCAGCTTCATGTGATTCATTCGGACTGGCAGAATCAGAATTGAAAGAAGTAATTGCAGATTTGATTAATGAATCTTCTGAAAATATTGATAATATTTTGAAAGAATATTTTGAAATCTTACAGTCTACGATAAAAAACATCCCAGACAACAAAAGTGAAATATCGCGACTTGAAAAACAGATTGAAACATTAAAACAGAAACGTGAAAAAATACTGGAATACAATTTGGATGGCAAAATATCTGATGATGAATTTATTTCAAGAAATAAAGAATATGTAAAACAGATAAAACAGACAGAAAGCCATATTCGAGAACTACAAAATATTAAAAGTCCAGAGCCAGTAGAAATACAATTAAGTGCTATTAAAGAACAGTTAGAAAAGTTCAAAGGCGTTACTCCAAAAGACATTAACAGGCAGATTGTCAATGAACTTTTTGAAAAAATTACCGTGGAACCGTTGGCGGCTACATGTGCAACACTGACATTTCAATTAAGGTCTGGAAGCCTTGAAAAATGGGGGTTTCCCTTGCGCTGTTCTGACGATATGATTTTAACTCTACATCCAGAACAACACAAGATATTTAGTAGGAAAACTTGCATTAAGACACAAGATATGGTATTTTTCAAATATAAGTACCTTTTAGCACTATAAGAGAAAAAAATGGGAGTGGAATCAATGATACATACAGCTTATGACGTAATGAAAGAGTTTTTAATCACGGATGCAGAGCTTGTTGGACAGTACGGAATCCCTAAAATTCCAAAGACTTTTATCCATCCAGGGAAAAATACTGTAGATTTTGCGGAGAGCTTTAGCCGGAAGATTAAGAACCACCGGGAACTGGATGTAAACTTCTACGTGGATGATGTACAGTTTCAAAGATTATGGAATCAGCCAGACAAGTATATTAAGCATTTAAAATGTTTTCATGCAGTCATTATGCCAGATTTCAGCATATCGGTTGGAAAGAATGGAATGCCGTTGGCTATGTGCTTGTGGAACAAATACCGCAATCATGCACTGGCTCACTACATGATCTTGAACGATATTCCTGTAATTCCGAACGTAAGCATATTACCGGAATACTGTTGGGACTGGTGCTTTGATGGACTGCCGGAGGGAAGCACAGTTGCCTGTTGTACCAATGGAAGAGTAAAGAGTAGGGCAGCACGGTTGGAATTTTGCGTTGGTTTCAAGGAGATGGAACGGAGATTGAAGCCACTGCGAGTTATAATTGTTGGAAGAATCCCGGAAGAATTAGAAACAGACACAGAAATTATAAACTTTGAAACCAGGAATCAGAAGATTAATAAGGAGGGCGTGAATGGGAACAACGACTGACAATTACCAGAGAAAGAAAAAACTTTCAAAGTCACAAATGAAGAGGACGCAACGTTTAGAAAAATCATCTCACAGAAGATATGGAACACGGAAGAAAGAAGGATTAAATAAATTGTGAATTTTGAATCAATCAGAACTTTACGCTATAGAAATATTTGTGCAAAATTAAAATTTAAGTGGCAGCTAGAAAATGCGAGAATTTTTCTGGTTGCCACTTTTTTTCTGGATTTCCTTGATTTTTGGCCGCCAAAATGATGTTGGAATTTGGAGATTATTCATAAGTTAGTTGCAACTATTGAAGTCTTGAACAGCTGCGACTTTTCCGCCGGCACAAATCAACCAGGGACAGCACCGGGAACCGATACAGCGCCGAGCTGATGAAGCCAGGAAACCACCCGGAACAATTGAACACCAACGAAGCAGACCGCCAGCCGTAGTTGTGGCAAATAAAAAGCAACCGACCACGAATAATAAGCCATAACAAAGAATACCGAATAATACAATAATAGTCTTGCTAAATGCGTCTTTAATGGCTTTTAATGTATTTAGCCTATACTTTATCGACTGCGGTTATAAAACGCCTTAAAATGGCAAATATGGTGCTATACAAGCGTATTGCAATATAGTTGTTGTAGCCATAATTGTTATATAGCCCGGACAGCTTCGGCAGATCAACGCAAAGCCGGCACAAATAAGCGGACACAATGCGCCAATTGAAAAGGTACACAAATAAAGCATAGCCGAACATAGCTATACAAGGCTATTATACACCCATAGCCGCAGACAGTCAATAAACCATACAACACACTATAAAGCGTTTTAAAGGCTCATAAACGGCTTATAATGCAAACGTGGCATAAATCACCATTAACAGCATAAAAAACGATTTACGGATAAAATAGCTCGTTAATTGATTGACTTATTATATTAACTTTGCAAGGTGTATCTGGCAGAATGCCAAAAAACCGCTTGCACGCCGTGAACGTGCCGACGGGCTGGATACCGGGAAGCGGTAAAAAATCAATCAGTTATACCTAAATATTCCATAGTTTTTTTATCAATCTCTTTCCCAGTAATAGTCGGGGAATAAATACTTTCTAAAAATTCTATGTAATTGTCTAGCTCATCAACAGAAAGTGTTATTAATTTATTAAATATTTTATCACTCATGTTTTTATCTTTCTTCCCTTCACCCTGGGAGCCAGGATATAAAAAGACGCGCCCTATTATTTAAAGTCATTTTTGTAACAGCTGGAAGACTGCGGAAAAATTCCCGGCGGTCGTAATCATCTTTAATATTGAATTGTCTGTCGCTTGTGGGGATGATCTCGCTCCCGATAAGCTCCATACAGGAAAGTTGTAAACAGTCCACATTTTTCGTCGATCGGTGCAAGGCGTACCGCATTATAGACCTTTTACCATCCCGGCGCTTTACCGAGGGCATATCCCAATAAGCTAATTTAATAGCTCCATCGGAAACAGCCTTGAAGATTTCCATTGCTTCCTTTTCAGATTTTCTGTTGATCGTATCAATTACGGAGAAGTCGCCGCTTTTTATGGCGGTGATTGTTTGCGCTTGCGTGGCTTTCTTGATTATTACCATTTTAAAGCCCTCCATAAGTTTTATTTGTCTTGTAACACTTGTTCCAGAAGTCAACAACGTTTTCAGCTTCTTTTTTCGTGTTGAAATTGCTATATAATGATATTTCATGTTTTAGACCTCCATTTGATTAGGAAAACAGGCGGGAAAGCCCCGCCCGGAAATTGTTTATTTAATTCAAACAAGCGTTTATTTTCTCTTCCAGATGCGGGAACGCTTCACAAATTTCTTGCACGCTGTCGGCGTAATAATCGCCTACAATATCACCAAAAATCTTGATATTTCCAGAGTAAAAACACCCTAAATCATTAAACCAGATATCAAGCCCAGTTGCATGCTCCTTTTTGTCATTGTACCACATGTCAATTTTTATCATGTTTTCTTATCCTCCTTGAATTTTTGTTAAAAGGCCGCCGGGAAAATGCTCCCAGGTACGCTTGCCGGCCTAATTAAAATTGATTTCAAGTGGATTTATAGTTCCACTTCTCAATTCTTCAAGCGCAATTTTATTTACTTCATTTGTAAAATAATCCACCTTGTAAGAATCAATAATTTTATTCTGCTTGTCCATTCTTTTATAAAACTCTAATGTATCATCTTCCCAGTACCACACAAAATAAGTATGCAAAATATAATTCTTATCATCATAGACACGCTTGCAACGTCTTTTACTTCCATTCATTAAGAAAATATCTTCTGGTGCTTCTAAAGCGTCATACTCTGCATTTGAACAATGATGTTCTATTTCTTTATATGTCCAGATAACCGCACCGCCCCATGTAATTTCTCCATCTGTAACGGCTCTATGCGCTCTCATCCAGGCTTGCATTTCTTCTTCTGTTTTCCATGCATGACCATCAATAAAATACTGATATCCACTATCTGATTCTCTATGTGACAGATAATATTTATTATGTGTTTTTGTAGAATACCTCTCTTTGTTATTATCACATTCCCACAAATTAACTGTTGCGGTAAAATAAATTCCACCATTTGCACAAGCCCCAGCATTTCCCCAAGTCCAAAAAGTATTGCTTGACGTGCCCTTATATGTAAATTCATTTTCTTTGTGATGGCTGAATGCACCGCCCGAAGTGCTACCACATAACTGACTATCGCAAATACTCAAATGCACTCCGGCATTTTCACAAAGCTCTATGTTTTCTCCTCTTTTCTTTGTTGCTGTTGCTTTTGGAAAATACTCACCATATTCATTTGTATACTCTACTACGTCATATTTTTGAATGGCTTTTACTGAGCGCGTTTCTTCAATCATTTCAATAATGCGGTTTACTTTTTTTACGTCTGACTCTTCAAGTCCGTAATAGCTATCAAAAAGCTCATTCTCTTTCTTTAATGTTTCAAGTGTGTATTTCTTCATTGTTTTTTACCTTCTCCCCTGTTATAATAGGGTTGCCTTTCTTTTTAGTTTGGTGCCCGGGATTAGTTGGAAGCTTGCCCGGGCTTTTTTATTTTCTGGGAACTAGAGTTTTTCAATTAATCAGTCCGTTTCCCTTATGTCCTCATTGTGTTGAGTGGTTCGGGCGGTTCCGGTTGTTTGTCTCTTGTGTTCCTTTGTTGATATTATAATACCACATATAATGCACTTATACAATATGGAATAATAACTAAATAATGCACTTATATAATGGCACTTAATTGTGCATTGTGTATAATGCACTTATATTATTGACAATATAATGCACTTATGATATTATCATTATAAAAGGAGGGCTTACAACATGGAAGAATTAAAGACAACAGAAGCACAAAGAAAAGCTGTCAGAGAGTATGAGAAGAAGAACGACCGTATAAACGTTATTTTTCCAGCTGGTACAAAAGAAAAAATGAAAAAGCTAGGAATCGAAAAGCCAAATACATTTATAAAGGAAGTAATAGCGGCAGAGCTTGAAAGAATGGAAAAATATAAAAAATAATGCACTTATATTATTGACAATATAATGCACTTATGATATTATAAAGATAGTTAAAGAAAACCAATTACACAGCCCCAGGATGGGCGGACAGGAGGAAAAATGGTAGTTAACGAAATGAGAGGAAACCAGTTCTTTTCGGGAAACTGTATTTACAGACCGGAGAATTACCCGGAGGAATGGCGGGAACGCCTGGAAGCTGGCGAGGCGATCAGCTACGAAGAGGACGGCGAACAGTGCCAAATCTGGCTTGAGATGGAAGAACCGGAAGAAGAATAAAAAAGGAGGGAAAGAACATGGAAATTAAAATCTATTGCAATTACGGAGTACTGGGAGCAGAGAAAAGAAAGAAATACACTTTCGGCGCGCCACATGCTATGGCTGACTGTTGGGATGAAATGACAGTAGAAACACCAGAAGGATGGGAGCCTTTTAAAAACGATATGGGCAAGTTAATGGTAAAAGCTCCATGGGGTTGGGATTACGAAATAAACGAAGTTTTACAGGGGGATGAAAAGCCATGTTTTTATGCACTTGATAAGAACATGAATGGACATAGAAAATATTTAAAAATTGTAAAATAAACAAATAAAAAGGGTATTCACACTAAATTATAAAATGTGAATACCTTTTTTATTAAAAAAAATACTAATGTTTCAATCTCTGTCCCAGTAGATCGCCACTGAGAAACACTCTCGGGAGCAACCACCCGGAGCGACTAAAAAGCTATTAAAAGCCTTTTTTAAGAAGAACTCTAATATTTCAATCCTTGCCCCGGCGGATAGCTGCCAGATACCACTAGCAGAAGCATCCATCTGTAGCGACTAAATTTATAATATCACAGATTAATATATTTATCAATACAAAAATAAAGCCCTAGGAAATTAATCCCGGGGTTTTTAAAATGCTTATTTGTGGCGGCGTAACGACGATTGAGGGGTTAACAGCCCCACCGCCGAAGCTGTTAAGATATTAATAGCACAGGTTTTTAATTTTTGTCAAGAAAAATATTTTTTTATTTTTGGTCTTGACTTTCTGGAAAACTTACAGTAACGTTATTATCAACGACGGTCGCGGGAACTCATGGAGGGGTGGTTATTGTGAAATCGTTTGCACCTGAACAGAATAAAGTAGCAGTTAACAAGCCAGATCAGCCAGGTATTGAAGCTCGGTAAGGTCTGGCTTTTATTATGTTTAAATATATTATATATAATATATCTTTTACCCCTCCATAGATTCCTAAGATTAGAGTTTATTAAAAGATATGCTATACAGTACTGTATAATAATATATATAATATAAATATAAATGAAGATTATAATATAATACCACAAATATTATTTATTAATTACTGACAAAATAAAGGGTTTTATTTTATGCAAAATTAAATTTGACAAGATATTAAAGACTGTGTTAAGGTATCAGCAACAAAGAAAACAGAATATTTTATTTTAAGTTTTAGAGAATGTACCCGAACACCCGGAAATTTTCCGGGAATAAGCTTTACCTGGTGACATTCTCTTTTTTTTATTTGGAAATTAACGTGCTAAAGTGAGGTGATAATATGAAAGATAATACAGTAAATGTACAAGACGTAGATATCTATTTAGACAATATTAATATATATGCTGATGAGTATATAAATACTGTATTATGTATATCACCAGATAACGAAAACTATAAGAAAGAAGTATCAGATAGCTTTGTAGATATGATTTTTTATATTGCAGATCATATACAAAAGCCAAGTAATGACAATATAGAGCTATTAGATAAAATGTTTAATACTTATGTGAGATTATGCAGTAAATATCATGTATTACCAACCCTAGAAGTATTTAGCTTTTTAGTTGGGATTAATCGTACAACGTTTACTGACTGGATGAATGGAGTGTATAGAACAAACTCATCACATGGTGACACGGCTAAAAAATGGTTTGATATTTGTAAAAACTGCGCAATCAATAGATTACATAATCAGACCGGAACAAATGCGAATTTGATATTTGTTGCAAAAGCCGCCTATGGAATGGCAGAAACTGCACCAGTACAAGCCGCGCAGCAATACGGAGTACCACAGCAGACAGCCCAGCAGATCGCGGAGAAGCACAAAGCGGCTTTGCAGCTTCCAGAGATGGAAAAGCCGGAATTGTAAAGCCTGTAAGAACACAGAAGCAATAAAAATGTACATGAGGGACGGACAAAATGCAGTAAACGCATGGAATCGTACAATATGCACAGTAATGACGATTATATTTGTGCATGATGTATAGATTTTTAAAGACATCTATATAAAAAACAAGTGTTTATCGTATAGATACATATGTTCGAGAAAATACGTTCGGTAAATTCTCCTTGACTACTGCCGAAGGCATCCGGCAAACAGCGACAAGGCAAGGGCAGCGGTTCCCATGGGGCGGAGGGCTGACTTGCCAGCGTCCGTACTGGATGACCGGGAGGGGGTATATATAAAACCCCAGTCAGCGGTAGTTACCACCAAAACCGCCCGAAAAAACAAAAAAGCTCTCCTTAACATGGCAGGGATAGTGATTGCAACACGAAAGCAGTAAGCCTTAACTGTTTCTCTGCCATACTAAAAATAAGGCATATCAGAAAGGCAGGTATATGAAATGAAAATTGGATATGTAAGAGAAATAGGATTTGGAGTTGACATTGACATTAGACGTGAGATTTTGCACATTGAAGGAATATTTAAGATTTACGCAGATTCCGAAAACAGTAGAGAAGAATACCGTAAAATGCTGTCGATTCTGTCTAATTCCGACGAAATATTTATTTGGTCTATTGAAGAGCTTGGAGATGAGCAGGAAGAAATCCTTGAACAATGGAGAAGCATCACAAGTGAAATTGGAGCAAATATTTCAGTTATCAATTGTCCTGTTATAAAAAGCAAAAGAGATGTTCCATTAGAAGAGAAAATGGTAAGCGATATGGCATTAAAAATTCTTTCGTATAGTGCTGAAACATCAAACAAGAAGCTGAAGGAACTGGAGAAAATTTATGATGAGGAATAAAACTTATCAATCCGAATCCATCCGCATCCGATTTTCCGAAAAACAGAAAAAAAGGCTCCTGGAAGAGAAGAACCGGACGGACAGGAGTGTATCGGATATCGTAAGACAGGCAGTTGATGAATATTTTGGGAGGAAAAGACGTACTTAAATTTTTCTCAAAAAATAAAAAAGGCGTTTCAGTTCCAGAAGAATACGAAAAGAAATTCCCGAATGCAGATACAAAACGCATAAGAAAAGACAATATAGTTGTTCATTCGAGTGGAATATGTGCAGACGGGAAATTTTACAACACAGAAAATGCAGAAAAGATATTTTCTGATAATATTGACTGCGACCATTACGGATATACATGTTATTCAGAAAAGACTTATTTTTTAACAGCAAAGGGAAATTGGTTTTCAGCATTTACAGCTATCAATGGCTATAGAGAAGAGAACCAAGAAGAAAATACAATAACAACGTGGGTACATATTGCTTATGGCTCTTTGCAAGTTGAAGATAAAGAAAATATAAAAATATTATTGGGAAGGAAAGACATTGACCTTTACAAGAAATATTTCGGGGAGGTAGAAGAGGGATGATGAATTATTTTTTATACAGTATTGAGAATGCTGTCCGTTCATGTGAAAAAGAAGAGTATATTCCAAGAGATGCTACTGGAATACTTAAAGTACAAAATGGAGAAGTATTTTCAAAGGAAAATGGAGAATGGAAAAAGTTATCCATGCTATACGCACAAATAAGTGATAACAAGGATAGTCTTCCCGAATCCCCCATTGATGTAGCGCCTATGCTTATCAATGCCACAGTAACTAACGAACTACCGACTGAGAAAATTCCACTGTCTTCATTATTGGAGCAGAAAACATGGGAAATTCCAAAATACAACATTCTACAGTTGGAAGAGATTGCGAAACACCTCCTTCTCTACTGTGAAACTAAAAGAAAGGGGCGCGAAGATGTCTTTAGTAAAAATCACAAACCCCAACCCCAATGATTGGCTCGGCACAAAATATTTCATTGATGGAAATGAAGTTCCGAGAGTAAGATCAATAAATTTCCATACCGCAGTAGATGAAATTCCAGTATTTGAGTTTGAAATGATGGCTGTCCCAGACATTGAAATGGAATGCTTGGCACAAATCGGTGTCACTTCTCAATCAATTACTGACGCAATTTCAGTTTTAAGGCACGAACTGCTACAACACGGAGAAATTTACAATGGATTCAAAGCAAGCCTAAAATCGGCTTTAGAATCCTACAATTACTGTGGAATGCCATTTGAGTCAGAAGAAGAGATTGCAGAAAAGATTTTGAATTTCTTAATTGGGGAGGAAAAAGGAAATGAATGCACTTAATGTAATCGGAACAGCTGTAAATCTTGCATTTTTCGTTCTGGTTCTTGCTGGAACTTTAGCCATACTGGACGAAGAAGGAAAGACAAACGTAATACAGATTTTATTCTGCATTTGTTTAGAAATATGTTTCGCACTTAATATTTTTTTAATCTGCACGAGGTGACAAATGTATTTACCGATTCCAATTGGAATTATCCCGATTGAGTTAATCGAAAGGGTTAAATTCATAAAAGCACAGCTTCGACTTAATCCATGTAGGCTCGGGAAAGCCTATGAAAGTGATAAGTCGAGGCATCCAGAGTAGCGAAAGCTCTTATTGATGAATACGCCAGGAATTATTAAATATTTGGAAAAGAAAATTCCCATCCTGGAAAAGAGTAATCGGTAAGAGCGGAAAATTTATATACTTGTTTAGCTTAATATCACGACTTCCCCGGTCTTAATGGTGCGCCGGGGTTGATGGGCTATCGCCAAACGGTTAAGGCATAGCACTTTGACTGCTATATTTGCTGGTTCGAATCCAGTTAGCCCAGTTTGCGGTTTTGTTAATTCCGCAAGTGTTCTTTTTGAAACACTTTTTACTCCGGTCTTCTAGCCCAACGGGGCTGATTAAAGGGGCTTCAAATGTCCCGGAAGACTTTCTGAAATCTAAAAGCGTTTCAGAAAGCCTTTGTTGCGGCTGGTGGTCAAGAACTGCAACAGTGCCGGATTGTTTGCCATGGCGGTCAAATAATTCGGTATCTTAGGAAGCTTAGTTCAGCGGTAAGAGCAACGGCCTCATAAGCCGTAAGTCCTGGGTTCGAATCCCAGAGCTTCCATTTCTTCTAAATGCCATTCATCCGTAATATGGGTGGAAAAAACTTCCAGTTGAGTGTGTGGATTGGGTAAATTTAGGTGCGATACGGCGTAGCTTAAATGGATCTGATTTCCCGGCTGGTATATCTCTGAGTTAAAAATATTAACGCAGCGCACGTTAATAAAAGGAGTTTTCAAGAGATGCCGTTCTAAGACGCATAAAAATATCCAGTGAATCTACAGCACTAAAACTTGTAGATAGTGGAAAGCATAACACGATAAACCTATTGCTAACCCGGTTTTTCCGGGTTCCGGCAGGATAGAGAAGTGGAATCTCGCAAGGCTCATATCCTTGAGAACGGCGGTTCGAATCCGTCTCCTGCAATTCCATCTACCAGGTGTAGATAGGATATCTTACTTTAGCATAGCTATTGTTAGTTCTTGCACATAAATGCGGATGCGTTTGTGTGCATTCGTGCAGGCATATAGACGCAACTCACTAGCGATCTTGTGCAAAAACTTTTTAGAGAGATAAGACCAATGCCCGTGAGGAGTGGTAGTCGGGGATTCTAAAAAAATCATCTAGTTTAGCGTTTTATGATGAAAAAAGAAACATAGCTCAGTGGTAGAGCAATGATATTGAATATCATGTGACACAGGTTCGATTCCTGTTGTTTCTATCTGGCAAATTGCCATTGCCAGAAGTTGCATTTTCCCCCTTAAAGTTCCAGTGTTTCTCGTTGGGAGGTTTATGCCGTTCAAGTCGGCACACTGGATTTTTTTTTAACAAGAGGTGTTTATGGAAGAAAAATGTTGCAAGAATTGTAGAAAACATGATGACTTCACATGGGCTTGCTTCAATGGTGATAGCAAATATTGCGCAGACTTTACAGAGCCAGAGTGTTATTGTGAGTTTTGGGAGAGAAAAGAAGATGGAGATATGTGGTAAAGAAATAAAAGACGAATGTTCAAACTGCGGGAATATTCTTGAATGTGAGTTATTCCGACAAGGTCATGGCATAAAACAGGAACGTGAAAACATAGCTAAAATGATTGCCTGTCAGATGAAGCACAGGGAGAAGAGGGAATTTGAATGCTAGATTTACTTGATAAACGCAATTGTCCTGTTTGCGGTGGAATATTGAAATGCGAAAATTCCGATTACGCAAAACCTTTTAGAGAAAAAGAACTCTTTTTAAATGTGACATGGCAATGCACTAATTGTGGCGCTGAATATACTGCAAAACTTGAATTAACTCCAAACGGATATGAGGTGCAAGACCGTGAAGCACATATTGATGTAGAGGATAATTTTTCAGCCGAAAAATTTATGCTTGGAAGAAACAATTTTCGAAGACAGAGGTGGTAAATATGAAATTTGAGGATATGGCAAACTGGACAGAAGAACAGTTGAAAAATGAAGTTGTTCGTTTTGCTGATGAATGCGAGAAAAAACAGCATATAATCCTGGACTATAAAGCTTTATCGGAGACACTTAACCAAAAGCTTCTTGAAAATGATAACTGGAAGCTTCCAACTGATGAAGTTGAAAATGTAAATACTGGTCATCCATCTATCGAATGGTATGAACAACGCCACCAGGATGATTGCATCACAATCAATCAGCTTTATACAACAATAGATGTTATAGTTGACCGATACGCTAATTTAAGGAAAAACAAAGGAATGTGCTGATATGGATGAAAAGGAAGAATTAAAGCATTTCTTTACATGTAATGGTGAAGTGATTGAAGAAATACCAGAGATTTCAATTTCGGATGGTAGTGTTATCGAAGGCGGTATTCTACACAGAAATGAGGACGGAACACTTTGTAGCATAGGCAAGCCGTTAAGTATTGAACTTGAATGTAAATTAAGTGATGAACTATTTTGGACACTATTTGCCCCAAATCGAATAAACAAGAACAATTTCCGTAAAATGCATGGCATTCCGAAACGGAGGAAAATTAATGGATCAAGAAAAAATAAGCATTGAAGAAGCCATGAAAATTGGTTTTAAGAAAATACCAAATAACTGCTTAAAAATGAATAAAAAGCCAAAATTTAGACAAATTGCTGGAAGAAAAGGGAAACGAAAATTTGATAATGTTTTTAAATCTGTTGTGCGGCTAATGATAAAAATGGCAGCCAAAAAGGGAAGACCAATAAAGCATAAAAGAAATAGAAAGGTAAATAAATGAGCATTAAGTCAGCATTAGAATCCGAAGGAATAGATTTTTCTGAATATATGAACCCACCCGAACCGTGGAATGGACAGGCATTATTGAGTAATATCAATGGAGTGAAATACGCCTGTTGCCCTTTTTGCCAAAAGAAAGCACTTTTGATTAGCCCAAACACGAAGATTCAGCACCTGAAACTGAAATGTAAGGGTAGTAATTGCAAGAAAGAGTTTGAGGTGAACGTATGATATGGAACGAAGAAATATCCTTTGATGGATTCCAAAAGAAAATTGATGAGTGGTACAAGGATAAAGACTTTGAACTGTGCGACCCACCTATCAGTGCTCAGTTTGCTTTAGACTTGATTTTCAAGACATTAGTAGATGATAGAGAAGATTATCCATATCTCACAACTATGTCAGAAAATGTAGAACAGACAAATAGCATTATGCTCGATTTAATTCTTCGGAAATACAGTCGCAAATACAGAAAATACTTGAAATCAAAAAGAAAGATGGTGAGCAAATGAAAAAGATACCAACATTATTTGAGCGAGAATTCAAAGACCATAAGGTTGTAAAGGTTCTTCCAAAAGTGCATCCGGGTATGGAATGGGTACTTGAAGGAGAAGGGATTGCAACGGTCAAATATGATGGTTCTTGCTGTGCGATAATTGACGGAGAATATTATAAAAGATATGACTGCAAGAAAGGAAAAACACCGCCAGAAGGATTTATCCCTTGTTGTGAACCAGATTCCATTACAGGTCATTGGCCGGGATGGGTAAAGATTGATGAGAATAATTCGTCTGATAAGTGGTTTGTAGAAGCGTATTATGTAACTTCAATGTGGACAAATCAAGGTTGTAAATTACCAGATGGCACATATGAAGCTGTTGGAAAGCATTTTCAAGGCAATCCATATTATGACGATTATGATTCTTTAATAAGACATGGCAACAACATCGTTGAAGTCGAGCGTACATTTGAGGGAATCAAGAAATATCTTTCTGAACACGAGATAGAGGGATTAGTTTTCTGGAAAGACGGAAGCCCACAATGCAAAATCAAACGTTCAGATTTTGGATTTGAATGGCCAGTAAAGAAGGAAAGGGAGAGTTTATGAAGAAAATATTTTTTGCTGCGTTATTATCAATGATGCTGTTTGGATTAACAGCATGTCAATCGACAACAAAGAATTTGGGTGGAACAACCACAATAAAATTAAAACCAGGTGTAAAACTGGAAGAAATCACATGGAAAGACGATGATTTGTGGTATCTTACTCGACCAATGAGAGATAACGAATCAGCCGAAACACATACATTTGACCAGTCAACTGATTTTGGTTTCGAAGGTCAAGTAATTATTATTGAGAAGAATAAATAAATCAGTCAGAGAGCCACATGAGAGCCAGACTAAATTCTAAAAAGAAAGGAGGTCTGGCTCTATTTTTATGGGAAAAATTACAGAAGGCTCGCTTGAATGGTATCGGGCAGTGCTGAATCAAATTATCAGTAGTGACATGACAATCTATCAGAACCAAAAGGATTGCCTTGATTTGCTCTTAAACATGAATATTGACCTTCCTTTCAACAAGAATCAAGAAGCACGGAAAATGGCTATGAAAGTAAGTCAATACTCACATAACATAGCAGAGAAGTGTGCTGCATTAACTGGTAGTGGTGACTTTGACGATATCTACTGGCAGTATTTATTATTGGAATCACCACATTTGCTTGATTCATATGCCATGTATATAGAAAAAGATAGAAAACCAGAAGAACGGTTCTATTTACCAAGACGCAGAACATTGAAAAAAGTAGTAGATAAATTACAAGCACTTGAAGAAGATGAACTTGACGAATTGTTTCTGCATCAGCCAGCCAGAACTGGTAAATCGCAAATTATTACTGTTGGAACCGCATGGCATTGTGCAAGAGATTCAGAGATAAGCAACCTCTATGTTACATATAAAGAAGGACTTGGCGGCGCATTCCTAGATGGAGTTATGGAAATATGGACTGACCCCACATATTGTCATGAAGATGTATTTCATTCAAAAATAGCCAGAACGGATGCAAAGAACCACAAAGTAGACCTTGAAAGAAAGAAAAAATATGCGACATTATCTGGAAAAGGTTTGGAATCTGGTTTGAACGGTGAGTATGACGCATATGGTTGGCTGATTCTCGATGATATCCTGGAAGGTATTCAAGATGTATTAAATCCAGATATTCTCAGAAGAAAGCAAATTGTGTTTGACAACAATGTAATGTCACGAAAGAAAGAACAATGTAAATTGATTCTAAATGGTACTATCTGGTCATTGCATGATTTGTATATGGACAGACTATCATTTCTTCAGAATAATCCAGAAGCAAAACACATTAGATATGATGTTCTTAAAATTCCAGCTCTTGACCCGGAAACTGATGAGAGTAATTTTGACTACGATTACGGAGTTGGATTCAGTACAAAATATTATCGTACTATTCGTTCTAAATTTGAAGAAAACGATGATATGGCAGGATGGTTAGCCCAGTATCAGCAGGAACCTATTGAAAGAGATGGCGCTTTATTTAATGCGCAACATATGAATTTTTATAATGGACAACTTCCAGATGAAGAACCATTGAAAGTAGTTTCGGCTTGCGACGTGGCTCTTGGTGGTAGTGATTACCTTGCAATGCCAGTAGCATATGTATATGAAGATGGTTCTGTATATATACACGAAGTAGTATTTGATAACTCTGAAAAGAAATTTACTATGCCAAAAGTTGTATCAGCAATTGTCAATAATAAAGTTACGAATGCTTTTTTTGAAGCCAATGCAGGCGGCGAAGGGTATAAAGATGAAGTAGAAGGAAAGTTGAAGGAACAAGGGTATCAAACTAATCTTACTTCTAAATATGCTCAACAAATGATTTTGAATAATGGTGGACACGCACCTAAATCAGCAGTGAGAAAAGAACAGAGAATTTGGGATAATGCTGAAAACATTAGAAAATTTTATTTTCTTGATACTGGATATCAAAATGCAGAGTATAGAAAATTTATGAATAATGTCTATTCATTCACAATGACAGGAAAAAATAAGCACGATGACGCACCGGATTCACTCGCTAGCTTAGCAGTATTCTTAAAAAATGGAAGCGGAGTTGGAACAGTAACAGCAACACAGAATCCACTTTGGGGGAGGAGATAGAATATGATGACTGCAACTCAATATTTACGCCAGATTGAAAATTATGATAACAGAATCAAAAACAAGCTTATCGAAGAAGAACAGCTCAGTTCTCTTTCCACAAGTGTATCTGCAATTCCTGTTGGAGAAAAGGTACAAACTTCTGTAAAACGTGATCCGATGGGAGATATGGTTGCAAAGATATTTGATCTGCGAGAAGAGATTTCAAAAATGATATCCGAATTTTTACAAAAAAAACAGGAAATAGTCCGAACCATAGAACAGGTTGAAGACCCGTTGCTGTACAACATACTATTTAAGCATTATGTTGAGTACAAATCATTGGTTCGTATTGCAGATGAGATGGGATATTCTGAAATACATATTAAGAAAAAACACTTAAAAGCTTTGGCAGAAGTAAAAAAGATAAAAGGTTTTGAAAGATGATACCGAAGTATACTGAATGATACCGCCAATATGTGTAAAATATAAAGTAGAGCATTGGATTAAAATATCCAGTGCTTTTTATTTTTCAGAAAGGATGGTTCGGCTCGTGAGAAATACAATGAATTTTGTAGATTTATGCCGAGGTGAGTTCGGGCGAAAAGTAGCCTACACAGGCGTTGACCGAATCACTCCACAAAATGTAGTAAAAGTAGTATCAGATACAATTGGCATACATAATAGAAACCGAACATTAATTGATTACTTGTATCGGTACATGAAAGGCGATCAGCCGATATTATACCGAAACAAAATAGTCCGTCCAGAAGTTAATAACAGAGTGGTTGAAAATCACGCATTTGAAACTGTAAAATTTAAAGCTGGACAGATTTGTGGGGAGCCAATTCAATATGTATGTAAAAAGAAAAATGCAGATGAAAAAATAAATGAGCAAGTTGACCTTCTGAATGACTATTTGGATGAAGCCAATGCAGATGCAAGAAACATCCAAAGGGCAATATACCAGAGTGCAACAGGAACTTCTTATAAGGCTATTCTGAAAGAAGAGGACTGGACAGAAAACGGAGATTTACCACCGTTTAGAATTTTCATCCCATATCCAGGTGATTGTTACATTGTATATTCGCAGAGAAACGGGAAACCAATGCTGTCCGTTCAGATTTTAAAGGATGAAGACGAACAGCAATATTATTTATGTTATTCAAAGAACCAGTTTTTTGAAATCAAGAATGGAAAAGTAACCAACTACGGCATCAATGGTTTTGGCGGGATTCCTATTGTTGAATGCCCGAATAATCACGACAGACTATCAGACGTTGAAATTGCAATCACCTTATTTGATGCAATCAACAAATACCAGTCTGATAGATTAAATGGCGTGGAACAGTTTGTGCAAGCCTTTATGAAATTTAAAAACTGCGAGGTAGACGAAAACGAGTTTTTGAAAATGGTAAAACTTGGTGCTATCTCTGTTAAAGACACTGGAAATGGCTGTCAGTCGGATGTTGAACTTATGACCGCTGAACTGAATCAATCAGAGAGCCAGGTTGCAAAGGATGATATCTACAATAATATGCTGATTGTGGAAGCAATGCCAAACCGACAAAGCAATAGCGGAGGAGATACAGGAAATGCCGTATACCTTCGTAATGGATGGGACTTCGCAGAGAGAGATGCAAAATTGGTAGAAGCATTCACCAAGGAAGCCGAAAAGGAATCTGCTAGAATTATTCTGAATATTATCCGTGGTACATCAAATGATGTTAATATCTCAACTCGAGATTTCGATGTAAAGATAACCAGAAACCCAACAGACAATATGCTTGTAAAAGCACAAGCACTTGATTATCTGTTCAAAAATAAAATCCATCCGCTTATCGCACTGATTACTTGTGGGCTATTTAGTGATCCGCAGAAAGTCTACGAAATGAGTTTACCGTATCTGGGAACTATTTACCCGGAACTGGCAGACCCGGAAGCGGAAATGAAGAAAGCTCAACAACTACTGGATGAAAAATTTCAGAATCCGTCCAAAACAGAACCAATGGCAAATTCTCCATCTAACGAAGAATGAACCAAATTTCGATTATTTAAGGAGTTTTAGAGAAATCTAAGGCTTCTTTTTTAATACCCAAAATCAAATAAATTGCAACAGCCCGTGAGCGTAAATCGGGTACAGACCATGTGCGGAGCGAACCGTGTTGAAAAAGCGTATTGGACTGGAAGAAAGGAGATTTCAATGACAAGAGAACAGGCAAAACAGGTACTTATCGGTATGGGAGTTGCAGAACCTTCCGAGGAACAGGTTTCTAAGCTTCTTGATTCTATTTCTGCTGAAACTAAGAAAGAGAAAGACAAAAATGTTTCTCTGAAGGAAAAAGCTGAAAAAGCAGATTCTCTGGAAAAAGAGTTGGAAGAGTTGAAAAAGCAGAACATGACCGAAGCAGAACGGCTGGAAGCTGAACGCAAGAAAGAAAAGGAAGCAGTTGATAAGGAATTGGCTGATTTGAAGGCTGCGCTTGCAGAATCCAACAAAAAAGCCCTTATCAGTGAAATTACTTCCATGTTCGCAAACGCAGGACTTTCAAGCGAAACTTACGCAAGTGCTATTAAAGCATATGCGTCCATGCCTTGTGAGAAATCTGAGGATGTAATGAAAGAAGTTGAAACTTTTGTCAAGGGAGTTTCCGAAGCAAATAAAACAGCACTTGATACCGCAAAAGCAGCCTGGGAGAAAGAAACATTGGAAAATACTCCGAATCCGGGTGGTGGTAATGGCGGTAGAGGAAAAGAAGAAAAAAGTGGTGCTGCAAAATATGCAGCTGAACGTTCAAAACAATTAAGCGGTTCCGAAAAAACAGAACTTGGAGGAAACGCCCCAATTAATTTTTAAAAAAGGAGAATTAAGTTATGGCATTTAGCAAAGTTATTGAATACGGTACAACCCCCAATTTTCTTGAATCTGCGGAAGGACTTATTTTAAAGACTTTTACAGCAGAGCAGACAAATGCGGTGGAAGTTGGTGGAAGAAAAATCATTAAGGCTGGTTCAGTTTTCCCCAAAAATGAAACAGGCGCAAAAGGGATTGTATACGAAGAAGTTGATATGACAGACGATGAAAAACGTCCGATTTCTGTAATCGTTGCAGGACGAGTTTTTGAAAACAGACTTCCAGTAGCAGTTGATTCTACCGCAAAAACAGAACTCCAAGAGCTTGATAAGCCTTTTGGAATTGCGTTTTTAACAGAACCAGAAGTTGAATTTTAAGGAGGTATTCCACAATGAATTATAACGTATTGACCAGTATTACACTGGAAGAGAGAATTAACTATTCACAGAATTATGCAGTTAAACGTCCGGGAGCACTTGACGTTATCTTCCCGGATGTAAAAACCCAATTTATGAAAGCAAAATACTACAGACTTATGAGCGGGCAGCAACTTCCTAGAGTTGCTTATGTTCATGCGCTTGATACAGAGGCAAGAATTGGAGAGAGACCAAGCTTTGAGAAGGTACTGACCGAAAAACTTTTCATTAAAGAGAAAATGAATCAGTCAGAATCTCTTCGCATGGCTATTGAAAACGGCGTCCCGGACGATCAGTCTCTTACCGAATTTGTGTTTGACGATGTAAGTAATTCATTTGAAGCAGTTCTGGCAAGAACAAAAGTTATGAAAGGGCAGATCATGGGAACTGGTTCTCTTAAAATCCATGAGAACAATGTAGATCTTCCGATTGATCTTGGCGTTCCGTCAGAAGCAAAAATCACCCTTACTGACTGGTCTAAGCCGGATTCTGATATTATGGGCGATATTCAAAAGATGATTGATGTTGCACAAGAAAAGGGATTTGTTGTTAATAAAGCCCTCACTTCCTTAAAAATGATTAATTATATGAGAAACAACACCGCTATGCAAACCGCTGTTCTTGGTGCGGCTAACAAACGTCTTCTGACCAAACAGGAACTTGCAAACCTTCTTATGCAGGAATATGAGATTACCGTAGATCGCTGCGATGAAAAATATCGTTACAGAAAAGATGGAGCATGGAAAACTGGACGTTTCTTTAAAGAAAACGTATTTACCCTGTATGAAGCTAACCCGGATGGTTCTTTCGGTACTGGACTTTGGGGGCCAACACCAGAGGAAGAGGAAGCAAGAGCTTTTATCACACAGCAAAACAGAATGTTTATTACTCTGTCCATGTGGGCTACACAGGATCCGGTTACTACTTGGACAAAAGCTTCTGGAATGTTCATTCCGGTCGCACCAAAAGCTAACGGTGGTATCGTGATCGGTACCAAGGCGGGGGAATAACCGGGCATAGTCTCGATGAAAACAGCCAGTCACCATCTGTAGCGAGTGTTTATGATGAATCAACACATAAGTATACAGAAAGCGAGTTGTCTAATATGACTGTATCACAGTTGAGACAACTTGCTAGTGATAACGGCTATGCCCTGACAGCAACTAATAAGGCTGGAATAATATCAGAGATTTTATCTCAGCAAAGGTAGGTGATTAAATGGACGAACAGCTTATAGAGGATTTGACAAATTATCTTGAAGATGATGCAGAAACTGCGAGGATGATTCCTCTTTCAGCAAAGAGGGCTATTCGTTCATTTAAGAAGAAAAGGAATTATCCTTCCTCTTACAGTGATGAGAAAATAAATTCCGATATGGAAAAATGTTATGATTGCATATTTGATTTGGCTCTTTTCTTCCTGGTGAAACAGGGAGCTGAATTTCAAGGATCACATTCCGAATCTTCTGTAAACAGAAATTGGACTTCCGAAACTGAAATTTATGTAAATCATGGTGTTTTTCCATTTATCGGATTCTAAGATGGTGTGTGCGTGATACGTCAATCCTCCCACGTATCGCAGGGGTGCTTCAAGTTAGGTGGGTAGAAGCAATATCTTAAAAAATGGGAGTGATGGAAAGGAATAGCGATGGGATGTGAACACGAGTGTATCAACGAACACCGCTTGAAAGAATTGGAAAGTGCCGTCCATGAGATGAAAGAAAAGCATTCCAAAAGGGATGAAGGCTTTTTTAATCGTATCAATGCGCTAGAACAGAAAATTGCTTTATACAACAACGATCTGGGACACATCAAAGATACAGTTGACGAAATGAACGACAATTTAAAAGCACTCATGGAAAAGCCAGGAAAATTACAGGACAAAATTATTGCTTATGTCATAACTGGCATAATCGGTATTGTTTTAGGCTTTGCCCTTAAAGGCATTTTCCCGGTGTAATATTGATTCCACTAACAGGGAGGACGGTGGAATGGATAATTATAAAGACTTTTCAGAAGATGAAAGAATCTTCTATTTGCGTGAAGCTGGATTTGATTCCAGAGAAAAGGAGTTATTCCGATTGCGTGTTTATGAAGAAAAAACGCTTGCAGAAGCTTCAGAAATCATGGGCTACAGCACGAGAACCGTAGACCGCATAAACAGAAAATTAAAGAAGAAAATTATGAAAGTTGCCCCGATGTATTGTCGGGGCTTTTCTTTGTATTCATAAAATGTGGCGTATTTATGGCGTTATCATGGCGTGTTAATCAACCTCTTATTATTGTAAAATATAGTTATAAAAACAAGGGAGGTTTGAGATATGCAGTATGGTAATCCGTATTTTGCGCAACCATTTCAACAAATACAGCCGTATCAAGATAGATTAGCACAATTGCAGAATAGTTATCAGCAGGCAATGCCATACGGACAGGCACAGATTCAGCAACCAATACAACAAATGCCACAAGTACCACAAATCCCCATGTTGCAAGGACAGATGGTTGATGGCATTGATACTGTAAAGGCAAAAGACGTAGATATGTCTGGGAACCCTGTCTATTATCCAAAAACTGACGGTACAGAAGTTTACCGAAAACAATTACAGGCAGATGGAAGAAGTAGAATTTTCACTTATAGACTTGTAAATGAAGGAGAACAACCAGAAAGCAATAACACAAATCAAGTTGATATTGTTTCGCTGATTAACCAACTTCGTGATGATGTTCACGCAGAGATTTCTGAAATTAAAGAATTATTGCCAATACAATCTGAACCGCCCAAGACACAGAAGGGAGGTAATCAGAGATGAATTTCAACCCAAATACAATAATGAAACAAAAAATTCAGCAAATGATTTCTCAAAGGTTCGGAAGTGTTGATAACATGATGAACGATATGAGTAAATTTGCTGGAAACAATCCAACATTAAAAAATGCTCTGGATTTGTACAAACATGGTGATACAGAACAGTTGCATCAAGTTCAGCAAAATATATTTAAAGAAAAGAATTTTTCTCCCGAAGGAATTTTAGAAAAATTTTTAGGGATGAAATAACTTCCCCATAATTGGGTGATTCAGAATCGCTACAATTTGGGATGACAGCCGCGGATGTCTCCTATTGTAAATAAAATTTAAGGAGACTAAAAACATGATGAATGGTTCAAATTATAGTCTTAGCGACATTGCAGCCGCTACAGGCTCTAATAACCGTGCAAATGACATGTGGGGCGGCGATGGTTTTTCCCTTATCTGGCTTGTCCTTATTTTCGCAATCTTCGGCTGGGGCGGTTTCGGCGGCTTTGGCGGCTGGGGCGGCAATGGTGGAAACGGTACAAATGGTGCAGGTTTCCAAGGATGGGCTACCAGAGCGGATATCAACGAGGGCTTTGCTCTGAATGATATTCAGAATGGTATCAGAGGTATTCAGCAGGGCATTTGTGATAGCACATATGCGCTTAACAATACCATGCAGAGCGGTTTCAACGGCGTGAACGTCGGAATGCTTCAAGGTTTTAATGGCGTTCAGCAGGCAATCAATGCTGATACTGTAGCTGGTATGCAGAATACCAATGCATTACAGTCTCAGTTAGCAAGTTGTTGCTGCGAGACCAGAGAAGCCATCCAGGGTATCAACTATAACCTGGCTACCAACACTTGTGCATTGCAGAACACAATGAACAACAACACCAGAGACCTTCTGGAAAATCAGAACAGCAACACGAGAGCGCTGTTAGATTTCTTAACTCAGGATAAGATTGCAACATTACAGGCAGAGAATTCTGATCTGAAACGTGCTGCTTCCCAGGATCGCCAGTCTGCATTGCTTACAACTGCAATGGCTTCTCAGACACAGCAGTTAATCAATGCAATCAATCCTGCTCCGATTCCTGCATTCCAGGTTCCGGCTCCATATGCATACGCAGGATGCAATACATATGGTAACGGTTGTTGCTAAGTAACTCACCCTTAGAGGTTGACTAAATTCTAAGAGGTGGGTTGCGGCTCACCTCTTATTGATTGAGAGGTAAAAAATATGGCATGTAAGAATGTTTGTAAGCTTTGCAATCACCTTGTGCTGTCTACTGCAATTGCATTCACAGGTGGAAATCTTGTGGTTACTATCCCGGAAGGAAGCTACAACAATGGAGAAAAATACTGCATTGTTTTAGCACAGTCTATTCCAAATGCAACCACAATTACTGCCCCAGTTATGATTCAGATAGGAACAGGAACAACATTGTATCCGCTAGAGAATCGTTGCTGTGCACAGGTAACAGCATGTGGCGTAAGAACCAGAACAAAATATGCAACCAGAGTTGCAACAAGTGCTACTGGTGGAGCGTTCAAAATGTTAGGAAATCCGGCATGTAGTCCGAACAATAATCTGACTGCAATCAATGGTACAGCCCCAGCAGCAGACGCACCTGTTACACAGGCTGTTAGAAAGGGGGCACTGTAATGCATAAAGTTGCAATGGAAATGGGAAAATGGGCTATGGAAAAAGCCAAAACACATGGCTTTGATAATCTCAGTGCTCAAGATTGGGACGATTTGAAAGACTGCATGGAAGCAGTAAAATGTGCGATTTGCGCTGATAAAGATTATCGCATTGTGGAAGCTATGGATGAATGCGAACAGGAAGAAAAGTATCTTGGACGCATGGGATATGACCGTTACCGCTATTCAAATGGGCGTTTCGCTCCAAAAGGTAGGGGAACCAGAAAAGGTTATAGACCATATCTGTACATGGAAGACGATGACTGGATGGACGAGTATTTAAACAATCCAGAATTTGAGCACAATATGTACCGCATGGGATATCATCCAGACCGTAGTGATATGGAAATGGGTGACATGAATCGGAAGAAATCCAGATATGGCGAATCCTATGATAGATACGATGAGAATCGTAGACACTATCATGATTCCAAAGACACGGAATCCAAAAGAAAAATGGATGATTCCATGAAGGAGTACACATCTGACATTATCCGTAATCTCACTGAAATGTGGTCAGATGCAGATGCAACGCTCAGACAGTCAATGAAAACTGACCTGACCAGACTTGTACAGCAGATGAACTAGAGCAATAAATGAATTAAGTCCTTGTCGCAAATTAATGCGGCAGGGGCTTTTTTCGTAGAAAGGATGGTGAGAAACCATGCTGAAACAATTCTATATGAATGGGGACTTATGGAGAGTGCGCTTTGTTTCTCCCAATGATAATGTTTTGATTGACCGTACAGGGCAAAGGACACTTGCTGTATCTGATTACTCTACAATGACAATTTCAATTGCAAGCAACTTGCATGGAGAACTTCTGAACCGTGTATTTATCCACGAATTAGGGCATTGCGTGATGTTCAGCTATGGTCTACTGCCAGAGCTTCACCGTATGATTAAGAAACGATATTGGGTGGACGCAGAGGAATTTGTATGCAATATTCTGGCAGACTACAGCCATTTCGCGATTGGCACGGCCAGAGATATTTTGGGAAACAAATTTACATACGTTTCGCCTGTTGGAATGGAAAGGATGATTGCATGAGAGTATTAAGATTTATTGTAAATAATCAAAGAATTTATCCAGATCCCAAGTGTGATTTCTCTGGACTGGTAAAGGGCACGACTGGATATCTTAAAGCATTGTTTATCTTTTCACCAGAGTGGAACGGATGTAAAACAGCTGCTTCATTTTGGAGAATGGAAAGAGAATACCCAGTAATACTGAAAAACAATCAATGTGAAATTCCAATGGAAGCCCTTACTTGGGATTATTTTTCTGTATCTGTCACTGGCGTAAAAGATAACGGAAAATACATTATAACTACTGGTAAAACCAAAGTATCACAAAGGGGGTAGAACATGGCAACAGCACTTGATTTACTTATGAGCACAAAAGAAGATGTTAATTTGCTTTCTGAAGAATCCGATATATGCACAATTGACGCTAAGACAAGGGTTATTTTTGTGCCCTCTACAATCGTAGTTGGTGGGGTGCAATCTGACAAGAATGCAGAACGTATTAAATTTTCATGTCCCAAAATTGTAGGAGATAATCTTGATTTATCCAAATTTTCAGTCAGAATTAACTTTGAAAACGTAAGCAGTGTGGATTTTAATGTTTCTATCAAAGACCAATACATTTGTGATGATGTAGCTGTAGATGGCGAAAATGTAACTTTTTCTTGGTTGATTGGAAGAAATGCAGCAAGGTATATGGGAATGGTACGTTTTATTGTTTGCGCTGTTAAAACGGATTCCGATTCAAATATTAGTGTTGAATGGAATACCACAATAGCGGAAGTACCAGTGCTAGAGGGTATCGAGATTGATCAACCACAGATAGGAAAGGAAGAAAAAGATGTTATAAATCAGCTTTTGGAGCTTACTAAAAACACATCTTCGGAAGCTGTTCAAAATGTAAATTCCGCAAAAGAACAAGCTATTAAGGACATCCAGAGTGTATCACAGCCAGACACTACATTGACTATAGAAGGTGGGCTTGCAGAAGCAAAAGCAACTGGAGAAGCTATTGGTTCGATAAAGGAAGATTTGAGTAGCTATTATCCAAAGAAACAAGGCGCGTTCAAATGCATAAATATGGTTTCAAATTTGCCTGATGAAGTAATTATGCCATCTGGAATTGAAAAAAATATTTTGGATGGTGTATGTGCTATCAATGGTACATCTACAATTGATTATCCAAATCTCATTATCAAAAAATCTATATTAGCAAACCATGTATATTTGTTCTCTGTAAAGATGAAAGAGAATGAAAATACCGTTCAAACATGTTCTCTTATAACAAGAATTGGAACGAAACCTATTACACGAAACACATTAGGTGAATATCCCACACAGCTTTTTGATAATAAAAACTATCCTGGGTACACTACTTTTTGTGCACTCTTCTCACACAATTCAGATGCGGATGTCGATTTCTCAATTTCGTTTGATCTTACAAAAACTAGCAAAAAAGTAGCTATTTCTGCAAAGGATATCATCATTACGGATGTAACAGGATTGTCAGATACACAAATAATAGAAATTGTAGAAGCTGGAATGAAAGATGATGTGTATTATAATCCCGGTAAAAATGTTGCAGATGCTTTGTCTAATCAAGCAAAGGAAGATATCACAGTTGAAACAATAAAGAGAATGTATCCAAATCCAAACGGATATTGGCATGGAAAGAAATGCTTGGTTATTGGAGATAGCACATCTGCCACTGAACAGTGGCAAAAAAAACTTTCCGAAAATCTCGGTATGAGTGTAACAACTCACGCAAAAGGTGGAATTGGATTTTTGCAGATGGTGGTTGGTAGTCTTGGGTACGAAGGCAATTATGATAACGAAACAGGAAACACTGGCGTTTTACAACCATTAAAAGCAATTGATGTGTATGACAAAGATTTAATCATTATTTTTGGCGGATTTAACAACAGGGGTACTAAACTCGGTGAAATCACTGATTTATACAAAACTGATGGAACAGGACAAAATACCGTGACTGGACAACTGCAATTCGTGCTTAATTGGATATATGATTTACTGAAAGGAAATGAATCTTATGCTCAAAATTTAAAGTGTAAAATCGTCCTTGTAACACCGTATTGCTGCGGAAAATACAGTTATGCCGACTATGACGGTTATGGTGGTGACAGTTGGGCGGGTTATACATTGCGTGAAATGTGCGACAGAATTGTTGAAATTGCTGCGTTAAACAACTGTTCTAGTTATAATGCGTGGGAAAACAGTGGAATTGGTCGTCATACATGGACAATTTATTCCGCATCTCCTACCGCAACGAAAGAAGCGGGAAGTGATGCTGCACCGTATCCTACAAATGCAGACCAACTACACCTCAACAATTCCATAGGATATCCACATTTAGGGGATTGTATTTCTGCTTTTGTGAACGGAATTGTTTAATTAACTCAAGAGGACTTTAGTTAAGCAACCAAATTTAAGAAAGAGAGGAAATATGAGAGGATTAGTCCGTCAAAAGCAAAAAGTATATTGGTCACGAATTACTGAAAAAACACAAGGATTAGACCGTATTAAAGTTTATGAGAAACCAGTTTTATACTCTTTTTCTGTATCATCTACAGCCGGAACACCAGAAGAAATTGCAGCCGGAATAGTGCCAGATTATGACAGGTACATTACAAGCTTTAATCGAAATTTCCATCCACAGGAAGCAGATATATTTTGGATAGACAGAATCCCACAAATAAGTGAGGATGGAAGCCTTATTTTGGATGAAAATAGAGAGCCCACAGTATTGCCAGACTACACACTAAAGAAGATTTTAGACACAAAAAAAGGCAATATTGCCAGATACGGAATTTCTAAGAAGGGAAACGAAGATGGGTAAGAAAATAAAGTGTACCTTATCACAGAAATCAATCCAAAAAGCTATTGATGAAATAAAAAAATATCAAAAAACTTTAAGGAATAAAAATGAAATCTTCATAAAAAGATTATGTGAATTAGGGATTCCAGTTATTGACCAAAATATTTTGGCAGCACAAGGCGATTCTGATAAGAACCACAATACTTACATCAAAATTAACAGTTTTGGGGACTATGCAGAAGCCCATTTAATATGCGAAGGCAAAAGCATTTTATTCATTGAATTCGGCGCTGGTATTTACCACAATGGTGCAGCCGGTTCTAGCCCACATCCAAAAGGAGAAGAATTTGGTTATACAATCGGTTCTTACGGACAAGGAAAAGGAAAAAACGATTCCTGGGTATATGTTTCTGATTCTGGCGAATGGGTACGTTCTTACGGTACAGAAGCCACAATGCCAATGTATAAGGCAAGCGTAGAAATCATTCAGAATATCCGAAAAATTGCCAAAGAGGTATTCTCTTCTTAAAGATGATACCATAGTATACTGAATGATACCAACCAATTATGTTATCATTACAGTGTTAAATTGTAGCATAAAATGCAATGCGTTCACTATAAAGGTGGGCGCATTTTTTATTGTGAGGTGACAGATATGCCAGACACAATAGAATCCCCTGTATTAGAAGTTTTTTCAAGGTGGGGAGCGGCTGTTTCTAAGATTACTGGCGCAGACAATTACTCCATGGATGGGAGCGAGACAAATGCTTCTGGCAAAAAAGCATATGCACAGCTTTATATGCTCGGAAATCCAATTACGAGAGGTGACCTTGAAGGGGATGAATGCGCAACAATGCCATCGTTTCAAGTAAATTGCTTCACATCTGGGAGTAAAGCATTAACCAGATTGTATGAATTGGACAAGATAAGTCACAAAGCTATGGTGAACATGGGATTCCGTCGTACATATGGCCCGGAACCTATGTTTTTTGGTGACAGTGGAATCAAAAAGCTTGTTAGCCGATACAGCCGAATATATACAGGAAAATTACTTTAAACCAATGAACGCATAGACGTTCTTTTTTTATGCTTAAAACGAAAGCGAGGTGAGATTATGGATCAGATTTTAAGTTATGTAAAGCCAGAATTACTTATTGTCGTTGTAGTTCTTTATTTTATCGGGGTAATGATTAAAAAATCAGAAAATATTTCTGACAAATTTATTCCGATGATTTTAGGAATTCTCGGCATGTTAATTTGCGGTCTTTACGTTTTTGCAACATCTACGGTTTCCGGTTCACAGGAAGCTGCAATGGCGCTGTTTACTGCAATTACACAAGGAATTATCGTTGCTGGATTAAGCACTTATGTAAATCAGCTTATTAAGCAGTCTGGAAAAGAAGAGTAGAAAGGCGGTGATCCGCTATCTCCCGGCACAGGGTTACGTGCAAGAGAGTCATAGAGCCAGTTTATAGTTTGATAGAAAGAAAAGGAGATATAGCAATGGCAGAAAAAGGCAATATTGCTGGTGTATCTACAGTTGGTTCTCTTACTGGATATGCCGTTGAAACAGTGGCTGGTACTAAGCCTACAAAATTTATAATGCTTCACAGAATCAACGCTTCTGACGAAATTACCATTGATGTAGAGACGATTGATGCGTCTGCACTGGAAGACGAAATTGAAAGAACAATTGCTGGACGTGGTTCTACAGGTGGAACATTCAATGTAACAGTAAACGTTACAGACGAAACAATTGATGAGTGGGAAAAACTTATTGCTGCATACAAAACTGGAAAGGCATCTGGCTTATCAATGTGGTATGAAGAGTATTTCCCTTCTCTTCAAAAGGCATTTTTTACCAAAATTGAGCCACCAACAAAGATTCCAAAACCAGCCAGAGACCAGAACGGACTTCTTACAGTTTCCATGTCTCTGACTATCAATGAGTATGTTGGTGCTGATACCGCGATCAAGCCAACAGAGGAAGAGTAATTATTATTGGGAGGATAGGCCATGTATAAAACATTAACTATTGGTGGAAATGACTATAAACTAGAATACACAATTGAGGCATCTCTATATGCTGATTGTGTTAAGGGAACAGCTGAATTATTTTCTTCACTCGCACTGGCATCTGATGAAAAAGATATTTCTAAAATTATAGCCGGAGTTTCCAATATTCCACAGACTACACTTACAGTATTTTATGCCGGACTCATGGAACATCACGGAGATCATCCAGATGGAGATGGGAAAGTTCCGAACATTGCGGCAGCTAAAAGACTTCTTGCAAGTTATCTTCGCGAACATTCTGGTGATGAAACTGGAAATTTCTACGGAGTTCTTGAACTTTGCATTGAACAGATGGAGGAAGATGATTTTTTCAATCTGACCGGAATCGGGGCATTTCTGGACGAAGTGTTCAAGAGTTCCAAAACAAAGAAGAAATCAGTAAATCCGCAGAAAAAAGCTACCGAGAAGTAATTTGGGGTGAACTTTATCCAGAAGCTGTAAGAATTGGCATGAGTAAACGTGATTTTTTGCATTGCACCATAAAAGAGTTTCAACTTCGATTAAAAGCTTGGAGAAACCAAAAAGAAGATGAAATTAATCAGAAGAGCAAATTGATTGATTATCAATCCTGGGTTTCTGGTGCGTATGTTCAAATTGCTATAGCAAGTGCACTTTCTTCCAAGGTTTCATACCCCAAAAAGCCATTTGGAAGTGATGATAAAAAAGAATTGCTTCCAGAAAAGATTTATGATGAAAAAACAGAAGAGGAATTAAAGCAAGAAGAAAGATACTTTGAGCTTCTTGTAAAACAAGCAAATGCGAAACTTGACGAGATAGGTAACGAAGAGGGCAGGCAGGATGATTAGTCTTGTCTGCCCTTTATTTTTTTATGCAAAAAGGAGGGAAATTGAAAATGGCGGATAACACCATTGATACCCTTGATTTACAGGTTAGAAGTAGTACGGCAAAAGCTGTTCGGTCACTTGAGAACTTATCAAGAAAACTTTTGAACGTAAACAGTTCATTTAAGAATCTGAATACAGGTGGATTGCACCATTATGCCAGAGAAATAGGAAGAGTATCTGCATCCATAAAAACATTAAATGGTGTTAGAGTTTCATTACCTAATCTTGGTGGTCTTACAAAGCAACTTACCAACATATCACGTGTAAATTTTTCAGCATTGGATGGAAGCGGGAAATCACTTAAAGATTTTGCGTCTGGTTTATTGTCTATCAGCGGTTTACAGAATATTTCTGTACCCAAAATAGATACTAAAAATATTAATTCAGTAACAAAAGCTATTGAAAAGCTTGGAAAAGTTGATTCTTCAAATGCACAGCAAACAATTAACAGTATACAGAAAGTGGCACACTCTATGTCTGTTCTTAATACTGTTGATTTTAGTGGTTCAAAAGTAATCCAAGGAATTAATGCAGTCAAAAGGCTAATGGAAGTCAAAACGGATAATTTTGACACAACCACTTTGGATAAAATTGCAAATTCCATGAAAAGCTTTTCTGATCTCCCAGATGTATCTTCCAGCACCAACCGTTTTGTTTCTTCTTTACAGAAACTTGTAAATGCTGGTGATAAGGCAAAACAGGTAGAAGTTGCACTTCCTGGGCTTGGAAAACAATTAAAATCTGTGATAAAAACGCTGTCCAGAGTGGGGGATGTTTCCGAACCAACTAACTTATTTGTACAGTCAATCGGAAGATTAGCAAGTGCCGGAAACAAAACAAGTCAGACAGCAGGACAGTTACAGACTTTAGCACAAGAAACAAAGAAATTTTTCAAAGTGATGGAAAACGCTCCAAAAATCAGCGAGAACACTATCCGCATGACAGAAGCGTTAGCACAGCTGGCAAGTGCTGGCGGTAAGGTAAATACTGCAACCAATTCCATATCCAGTGCATTTTCTAAGTTATCATCTGGCACATTAAGTCTTGGGAACCTTGTAATCAAAACTGCTTCAAAGATTGGCAGTGGTATAAAAACTATTATTGGATGGTTTCAACGCCTTGGAAACGGTAGCTCTGGGTTGAAAACTGCTTCATTTAATCTGGGCGCACTTTTTAAAACTGCTGTTGGATTTAAGGCAATCCAGGGAATCATTGACTTTGGAAGAAGTGCGGTTAATTTAGGATCTCAAATTACAGAGGTCGAAAACGTTGTAGATGTTGCATTTGGAAGCATGTCTGATAAAGCTTATCAATTTGCATCCACAGCAAAAGAACAATTTGGATTATCAGAATTGGCGGCAAAGCAATATTCTGGGACCATGATGGCAATGATGAAATCATCTGGTGTTGCGCAAGATGCAGCTTCTAAAATGTCAATTTCTCTTGCTGGATTAGCCGGGGATATTGCATCATTTTACAACATTGATACAGATACTGCTTTTCAGAAAATACGCTCTGGAATTTCCGGGGAAATTGAGCCTTTAAGACAATTGGGTATTAATTTATCCGTTGCAAATATGGAGGCTTATGCTCTTTCAAGGGGAATTACAACATCTTATAATGCAATGTCTCAAGCTGAAAAAGTTGCTCTTCGATACAACTATTTAATGTCCGTCACAGGAGATGTGCAAGGAGATTTCGTAAGGACATCTGGCACCTGGGCGAACCAGGTTCGTTTACTCACTCTGAACTTCCAGTCGCTTTCCGCAGTAATCGGACAAGGAGTAATTGCTGGCATTCTTCCTGCTATCCAGGCTATCAATGCCCTTATGTCAAAGCTTATGCAAGCTGCAAATGTATTCCGCAACTTTATGTATGTTTTGATGGGAAAGAAGCTTAAAGGTTCACAGACTGGTGTTAGTGATGTTGTATCTGATCTGGGTGGAATTGAAACGGCTGTGGATGATGCTTCTTCTGGATTGGATGACGCTACATCATCTGCAAAGAAGCTGAAAAAGGCACTTTCTGTATTACCATTCGACCAATTAAATCAGCTTGCTGATAACTCAAACGATTCCGGGACTGCATCTAAAAGCCTTGGTTCTGGACTTGGCGATTTGGCTGATAGCTTTGCAGGAATACAAGATTCCTTGGACGAAGTTTTGACTGTCGATGAAACACCTATTAACAAATGGGCTTCCAAAATTAGAAAAGCATTCCTGGCGAAAGACTGGGAGGGTGTAGGAACTACTATTGCCGATATGCTTAATCTCGGAATGAGCAAGGTGTATGAGGTTATTAACTGGAAAAATGTTGCCCCGAAAATAACTGAGTTTACAGACGCATTTACAAGAGCATTCAATTCATTAAATACCAGACTTGATTTTGACTTGCTTGGAAGAACTATCGGGACGGGAATCAACACAGCTGTAAATACTCTTAATCAGCTTATTGGTGATGGCGGTATTGATTTTGGATTAATCGGCAGAAATATTGGTGATGGGTTAATCGGCGCACTGGATGAAATCAACTGGACTAATCTGGGTGAATTGCTTGGAAATAAGTTTATGATTTCCTGGAAAATGCTATCTGGATTTGTAAAACGTATGTCAGAAGAGGACGGCGCTGGTGTAACTGGTTGGGATAAGCTTGGTAGTTCACTTGGAAAAGCTTTAAATGGCGCTGTGTCCAAAATTTCCATGAAGGATATTGCAGATTCTTTATCTGGAATTTTAAATGGAGCGTTTAGAAGCTTGGCTGCGTTTACCAAAACTGTAAACTGGGATGAACTTACTAATAATATCACAGAGGGAATTTCTACTTTCTTGAAAAAAACAAACTGGAAAGAAAATGGACAAGCACTTGGAGATTTCATATCTCACCTGTGTACGGCGTTGAAAAATACGCTTACAAAAGACACTTTCTATGAATTTGGACAAGGTGTTGGAACATTCCTTGGCGAATTACCATGGGGTGAAATACTTAGTACTGCGGCTGAGTTGATTCTTGGTGGTTTATCAAGTGCCTTTAACGGATTAGTGGACGGATTAAAAGAAGACCATCCGCTTGTAGGAAGTCTCGTTGATATTCTTGGAAAAGCCTTTCTTGCTGTAAATGTTCTTAAAGTAAGCGGGATTGGAGAACTTGCATGGAACCTTATTGATCACATTAGTGAAAAAATTATTGCCAAAGAAAATGCTAAAATGATTGCTGAAAAGTTAGCAGATGTACTTGGAGATGGCACAAGTGGAGCAAAAGAAGCAATAAAAGATTTGGGGGATGCGGCAGGTTCTTCAAGCAGTAAATTTGGCTCTCTTGCTAAAGCACTTGGCCCTCTTGTTGGTGAAGCTGGACTTATCGTGGCAGTAGGAGCAGCTGCGACAGTAGCAACCTCTCAATTGGCTGGTCTTGTTGAAACCATGCAAGGCGGTAATGGTGTTGGAACCACATTCGGCAATACCATGAATAACTTCATTCAAACTTTACAGAGAAGAGGTGATATTCTTTCTGGGTCGGCAGAGGAAATTTGGCAGTTAAAAGAAAGCCTAGAGCAAGAAGGGATGACCGCCGAGGATAAGGCAAAAGCAACGCAACAATTGATTGATAAATTGGGAGAAATGGGGGTTACATCCGACCAGGCAGAGCAAGCATTTTCTCAATTAAACCAGAAAGGTCTTATTACGGACGACATGTTTAAGATATTGTCCGATTCCATTAAAACATTGGATGATAAAACAACAAATATGGCTGGCAGTATTGACCTTAGTAAACAGTCTATTGATGATTTGTATGACACCGTTCTTCCACAATTGCAAACACAGTTAGGACTTAGCGCTGATGAAATGGTTTCTCTTGATACAGCATTAATGGAAGCTGAAAATTCTGGTGGCACTGCACAGGATGCATTTGATAATATCATGGCACGCGCCAAGGAACTCGGAATCAATACAGAATCTGTAGCCAAGATTTTTGCACAAGTATTCCCAGATGCCGTGAAAGAGATGGAAACCAAGACGAAAACCTCTATCAGCAGCGCAAATACTTTTGTAAAAACTGGAATGGGAAGCATATCCAAAGCTACAGGAACTGCAATGTCTGGAATTCAAACAGCAACCGAGAAAGCTATGTCTGCTGCACAGACAAAAGTAAAAACTGCCACTGACAATATTAGTTCTGATTCCGAAACAAACTGGGGAAATTCCGCAAGCGCTGTATCGACAGCCCTCGGAACCATGGACACCGATACAAAAGATGTAATGGGCAAGGTTATGACAACCATTCAAAGTTATTGGTCTTCTGTCCTTATCAATACAAACCAGATTTGGGAAAAAGCTTCTGGAAAGGTTGATACGGAAACTGGCAAAATGCTTACTTATGCCGAAAATAATATGTCTTCTGTTGCAAGAGTTTTTTCTTCAATTAGACGAACTATTGACGGAAATTTTTCTGGTCTTTATTCTGTCGGCAAAAATGCAATGAATGATTTTAAACGTGGAATAGAATCTGTTTATATCAGAACCCCTCACATAGAGATGAATTACACAGACTGGCAAGAGGGAAACACTCACAAATACAGATGGAATTCAAATGTTAAGTGGTTTGCCAAAGGTGGATTATTCAATGGCGCACAGGTAATCGGTGTCGGAGAAGCTGGTTCTGAAGCCGTTCTTCCGTTGGAAAATCCGCGAACCATGAAGAAGATTGCAGACAGCATTGTTTCCAGTTCAGACGGAAGCATGGGACTTACAAAAGAAGAAATGGCAAAAGCAGTAGCACAGGGAGTTGCAATGGCAATGAGTATGAACAGTGGAAACAAGAATCCGCAGTACATCATGAACAGCATTATCCTGGACGGAAGCGAGATTGCAAAGGCAGTGTCAAAAGCCCAGAAAGATACAAACAGCCGCTTCAACCCGTCCCCGGCATATTGATTTTTGGCTGGTTGTGTGGTATAATTTCTTCAATGAAGAAGTACACACGGTCTTGAATTTTTGAGCCGCTAAGAAGAAACTAATATTTCTCAATCGTGAGGAATTTTTATCTTACTTGGCGGCTCTTTTTTATTTTAACCGTTAATTTTGGTAAAACCAGTGGGCTAACCCGACGGGGGACAGGTAGAAATGCCTTGCTACTTGCCTACTGATTTACATACAGTTCAAGGCACTCTTTTATACGAAAGGCAGGTATCAATCTATGGCAAGAAAACCACTTAGCAAGAAAATCAGATTTGAAGTATTCAAAAGAGACAAATTCACATGTCAATACTGTGGAAGAATGTCACCAGACGTAATTTTGGAAGTAGACCATATTGAGCCAGTAGCAGAGGGCGGGGATAATGAGATTACAAATTTAATTACTTCGTGCCGCGACTGCAATAGAGGGAAGGGCAAAACTAGAATTTTAGATTCCAAAGCAATATCGTTTCAACAGGAAGCATTAAAAGATCTTGCAGAGAAAAAAGAACAGTTGGAAATGATTGCTGAATGGAAGAAAGAGCTACTTGATTATGATAATATGGCAGTAAACATGCTAACGGAATATTTTGAACAATTGACAGGGTGTGATGTAAACGATAACGGACGTAAGGAAATAGGAATATGGTTAAAAAGATTTTCAGCAGATAAAATTATGGAAGCAATGGAAAAATCCGTAAAATCATATTGTAAAGAATTTTCATACGATGAAATTGTAATGGCATTTTCAAAAATACCAGGAGTGTGTATTAATCACTCAAAGGGGGATAATAAGTCAAATTATTATTTCAATTATATCAAGAAAGTTTTAACATCACGAGGAATAGAGTTTAATCCGAAACTTTTAAAATATTATGTTGAAACATATTTAATCACAGAAGAAGATTTTGCAGTGGAAAAGAAAAATAAGCGGTATTTGAAGGTATTTGTCAAATATCCAAGTACTAAATTTGATAAGGATAAATTTGCACAAAACTATATGATGGATAAATGTTTTGTAGAAATACTAGATATTGATGGAGAAAAAAGCATAAAAAATATTAAATATGGGCTTGATTTAGAAAATAATGGGTATTTCTTTTCTGAAAGATATTCGCCACAAAATAGAGTTAGCTTAATTCCGTACCTTAATGGTTTCGCAGAATTGCTAAGAGAGTATTACAAGGAATACTATCAAACATACAATGAACCTCACCCAGTTTTAACTACTGAACAAGGATTAAGGCTTTTAAATCATTATGCGTCAAATAAATATTGGTCAAATTGTGTTACTAGAGAAGACTATGGTAATATGTTTTCAATGCTTAAATTAGGCAAAGAATATGATGAAAAAGTGCAAATGCCAGAAGCTATGTTTTCCTGTGGAGGGACTATTTGCGCCGAAAAATGTGCAGAATATGAAAGCGAGGAAAGAAAAAAGCATGATTTTAGACCTTAAAATAAATTAATTTTTTTAGACGCACAAAAGACGCATAGTAGACGCACTCAGATAAAGGTTTAGATAAAGGTTTAGATAAAGGTTTAGATTAAGATATAGATTTAGATTAAGAAAAAGAGAAAGAATTATATTTTGAATAATATCTAACGATATTATTATGTCAGATAAATCTGACACAGAATGGGACAGGGAGGACACACTATGATATTTTGGCTATCAATAATCATTTTTGCAGTCGGCGTTGTTATTCTGATTGCAAATAGAATAGGAGAATCTTTAAGCTACGAATATGAGTATTCGAATGTGAGCGCAACCGTGCTTGTTTTGGGCGTAGCAGTGGCTTTTATCGGTGCGGTATATCTTTTGATCGCTGGATTGCTTTTAGCAATAAGCCAGACTACGGTTACCGCCACCAGACAGGCAAATGCCGAGAAATACAAAGCATTGACTTACAAACTGGAAAGTGAAGCTTGCCGAGATCAATTCGGACTTCTTAACAAAGAAATTATTGACGAGGTACAGAGATGGAATGTAAAAGTAACTTACTACAAAGCAATGGAAGATAACTTTTGGGTTGGAATCTATTACCCAGATGTGTACGGTGATCTGGGGACGATTGATTATGAGACATATGAGGGTAATTAATTGACATGATAAAATAAACAAATCCATTTCAAAACTTCACACCCGATAAAATATAGGCGCAAGCCAAGAAAATTGAATTTTGAGCCAAGAAATTAATTAATTGTGGAGAATTAAAACATATGAGCCAAATAGGAACAGAACTTCCAACAGAATATTCAGATCGTTTCGATAAATTACGACAGAATAGGGCTGAGGTAAGCTTTTACAAATATGGCACGGCAAAGGATAATTTCGGGGAGAAGTTGGTAAACGCCCTGGAATCTCATGATATGTGCATCAAAAAGTATCGTGAGACAGGAAACACAGAATATCTTTGCGATGCAGCTAATTATTTGATGTTTGAGTTTATGTATCCTCAAATTCCGGGTGCATACTTCAAGACAACAGACAGCGGAGAAAGTGCCGGAGTTGCCGGAACACCGATTAATCAGCTGAAAGAGAAGTGGTATTAACGAAAAGGAGATATGAAAACATAATGAACAGACCATTATTTGAGCCAGGAGACATTGTACAGCACTTTAAGAGAGAAACCATCAAGGAGCCACGCAACAACGAGTATTTGTATAAGTTTATCGGATATGCCAGACATACAGAAACAGGGGAAGACTTGGTAGTATACAGAGCTTTGTATGGCGGTAAGGAACTATTTGCCAGGCCAACAAAGATGTTTTATAGTAAGGTAGATTGGAAAAAATACCCAGAAATAAAGCAAGAGTATAGGTTCGAGAAATATCATGGGGTTCTTTACGCTGATGGACTTTAAACAGACATACTTTTCTATCTGGCAAGATATATGGAACCTCCACAAGAAGTATGCCTTTATATCAAAGGACGATATTCCGCAGTGGGAAAATCTCACCATGGAAGCAAAGCAGATTCACGATAAATACGCTGATTCTTTCGGTGCGAAATTTGCCGAAGCTCTTTTGTTTGCCGTAACTGCGGAAATTGATAGAAAAGCGAAATAGGACTTCCAGAATACGTCCCAAGGTGGTAAAATATGGGTATCAAATATTGGGAGGTACGTATGTATGAAGAAAGTGAAAAGAGTTATTGTTGCGGCAACCGTGATGGCAAGTTTGGTGACTGCGACACCTGTCATGGCGTTTAAGTGGGAAATCGGACAGAAGGAAGAAATTACAGAAACAGCACAAATAGAACCAGCTACAGAAGAAGAAACAGAAGCGGTTTTTTCTGTATGCAAGGATTTATGGGAAGATTTGCAGCTAAAAACTTATAAAATGAGCCATTCTGAAAGATTTGGAGATTCTGATGCTTCAGAGGACACGGAGAACTATTACGAAGACGTAGTTAAAGAAATTTATTCGAAAAAAATCAACGATTATCCAGACTTTTCAATGGGCGATGAAGTGGCTGTAAATGGATATGTATTGCAGACAATACAAATTCCAACAGACCAAGAGTGGCAAATAAATAGTATTAATAAATCTGGGGCATACAGAGTGCAAATTGCAATGGATGACGGAATAACATATACTGGATATGATGAGTTTGCAATGATGGTAAGAAGCAACAATGCAAGCGTAATGAGCCTACAGGCTGGAGATTATGTTACTGTTGAGGGAATATTTTTAAAACCAGACGCAATTTCCGCACAAGACTATATATATGACTGTTCTATCTCAAAATGCGAAGATATACCGCAAGTCCCGCTTGGAAAGAAAAATGCGTTGAAGGCGGCAAGGAATTATTTGGAGTTAATGCCATTTTCTTATGATGGATTAGTTGGACAATTAATAACATTTGATAAATACAATCAAGAAGAAGCCGAATATGCAGCAGACTTTTGCGGAGCAAGTTGGAACAGGCAAGCTGAAAAATCTGCGAAAAATTATTTGGATTTAATGAGCTTTTCAAAAGATGGGTTAATTCAACAACTAGAAACGTTTGACAAGTTTACTACTGAACAAGCAGAATATGGAGTTACGCAAGCAGGGTATTAAAAGAGATTAGGCTAGGGATTCCTCCCTAGCCTTTTATCTTAATTCATCCAGCTATATGTATACGAATCATTTACATATACTTCAAATTTATCTGGTATGATATCCTCGAAATTCCTATCAAATGGAAAATCAAATTCGAGATAAGCTGTCGATCCTGGATTTTTTACATCAGCATTACGATCATCATACCCCACTATCCTACCATTTTTATAAAATACAATTGCAATAGTGGTAAACGCATTTTTCCGTCCATTGTTATCTACTTTTACCACTACATTTCTATTTCCAAAATTGGCTGAATAATGAATTCCCGAGTTATTTGTTATAACACTTGAAGATGCTTTCTTAATATTCAAATTGATTTTAAAAGAATCCCACGTTTTATCAGAATTCCAGCCTTGAAGTGCACATTTTGAATGTGCTGCAAACGCAAAATTATAATCCTTATCAACTCCGACCATTGTTCCATTCAGATAATAGATAAATTCAACGGTCAGATCAACTGCATGGTCATAATGGTTTTCCAGAATTGCCACAGCTCCATACGGCGTAGATTCTGCATGATAACTAACAACATTCTTTTTACCACTGCTGTTAGCATTTGGATTTCCACCAAAACCGCCATTGCCATTAGAAGCCTTTTTCACAGTAACTTTACAGGTATATTTCTTTTTACCAATCTTTGCGGTAATTGTAGCGGAACCTTTCTTTTTCGCTTTTACACGTCCTTTAGAAGATACCGTAGCAACAGATTTTTTGCTACTTGTCCATTTTACTTTTCCTTTTGTTCCAGTTACTTTTAATTGTAATGTTTGACCGACTTTCAAAGTGGCTTTTTTCTTGTTGATTTTACCAGCCGCCGATACTGGAACTGCCATACAGACAATCAGTAACATAATGGTAAAAATTGCCAGTAACTTTTTGGATTTTTTCATATGCGTTTTCCTCCCTAAATCAGTATGATATCTGTATTTTACCACTCCAAAACGGATAGTGGAATAGGAAATTTGAAAAAAGTTAAAATAATGGTTGACTTATGGCTAGCCATAATATATACTATGTATAGGCGGAAGGGAAGTGATGAACATGTCGCCGAGAACTGGAAGACCTATCGTTGGAAATGAACCGAGAAATAAGCGAATTGCTTTGAGAGCAACGGAAACTACCGTAAAAAAATTTCAAGAATGTTCTGAAATTACAAAGAAAACACAAACAGATTTGCTTGAAGAAATGGTTAATGATTTACACGATAAGTTGACAAAAAAATAGTAGCTGCGCCCCGACCAAAGTTTGCAACTACTAAACACACAAACCGCAAAGGATTTGATAAATCTATTATACCATTTCCTTTGTGGTAATTCAATATCTAAAAGGAGATTTTTTTATATGGCAGATTTAAAAGTTATCGAAAATGAATTAGTTCCTGTGTACGAAACAGATAAGGGAGTTAAAGTTGTAAACGGTAGAGATTTACATAGAGTATTAGAGAGTAAACAGGATTTTTCCACATGGGTTAAAAAGAGACTTTCTGAATGTGACGCTGTAGAAAACGAAGATTTTGACCGCTTCCACAAAAAAATGGAAGCCAACAACGCTACTATGATTGACTATACCATCAAACTTGACACAGCCAAAGAAATGGCAATGCTTGAACGCAACGACAAAGGGAAACAGGTTCGCAAGTATTTTATCCAAGTTGAAGAGAAATATAAGCAGACAGCAATCAATATCAACCAGCTGTCCCCCGAACTGCAAATGTTCAATCAGATTTTCCAACAAGTAGCTAAGACCGAACTGGAACAGAAAAAACTTGCGGAACGTGCCGACCAACAAGAGAAGAACATGAAAACCATCATTGATACTTTCAAGGGGACGGATTCCGATGTTGGCACAGAGAAGTGGGTGAACCGATGTATTTCAAAGATTGCCGAGAGCGACAATTTCTCTTACTCATTCGGAAATAAATATGCCGCCGCCAGAAACGAAAGCTACCGAAGATTATCGGACAGAGCTGGTTGCCGATTAGATCAGCAACTTAGAAATGCAATTTCCAGAGCCGAAGAAAGAGGTTGCACCAAGGCACAGACCAACCAGATCAACAAACTGTCCGTGATTATGCAGAATAAGCGGCTGAAAGATATTTACGTTAGCGTGATTAAAGAAATGATGATTGCATATAGAGTAGAAATCGCATAATTAGATTTTTACAGGGATACACAGGAGGAAAATAAAATGACAGAAAATATGGATAGAGAAGACACAATGTTCGAAGTAGAGGACACTATTGATAAAATCAAGTTTCTTGTGGATGATTTCATGGAACAGTATGGATTTAACAGCACAGAAGAGATGGACGAAAAGAAAAGCTTTTTCTTTGCACATAACAAGCAATTTATGACAATGAAACTGTTGATTTTGAGCGATTATGCCTGGAAAGCAAAACAGGCCTTTAAGGCTCTTGAATCTATGGAGCAGAAAGCGTGATCGTATGGCAAACAGAATCCAGTTCAATGACTTTCAGAAAAAGAGTGTGTACGCCAAGTGCAACGGAAAATGTGCAATATGCGGTAAACCTGTCAAATTCAAGAAAATGACAATCGACCACATTACACCGCTGTCCCGGGGCGGCACCAATGATATTAAGAATCTGCAACTTGCGTGTAAGCGCTGCAACAGCATGAAGAGCAACATGACGATGGATGATATGATGGGGCAGATTTCCGAGATTTTGAAGTATAACCGCAAACAGAAGTTGATTAGAGTGTTGGGAAGAATTGTGGAATGATTGACTATAAAGAAGAAATCAAGAAACTTTTGGAAAAAGTAGATGATTATTATGATCTCAAAAGAACATATAAGTTGCTCGAATACCTGTACTTAGAGGAAGTTTTAAAAACAGTGAAATGATACTAAAGTATACTGAATGATACCGTCAATATGTGTAAAATATAAAGTAGAGTATTGGATTAAAATATCCAGTGCTTTTTATCCAGTGTGTCGTAAAACCCCCATGCTTTAGCTATGGGGAGTGTCAAAATATAAAATCATAATAAGCAATTTTTAAAGCGTTTACCTTTCGGGGTAGGCGCTTTTTTGTTGCCAAAAAAAGGAGGGCGCGTTTTTGCGTTGTCCTTTTTCCACAGCCTAAAAAATAGTAGCGTAAGAAAGGTGGAAAAGTATGTACGAATTGGTTGAGCTGAGAAATGATGAGGTTTTTACAAATAGCAAAGTAATTGCAGAAGGAACTGGAAATAAGCATTCAGCTGTGCAGGCGATTATTTCTAAGTATTCTAATGATATTGAAGAATTTGGAGCACTCCGATTTGAAATTAGAGTGCTAAAACATGAACATTATAGGGGCGCAACACATGAAAAAATATATTTTCTCAATGAAGAACAAGCTACTTTTATAATTACTCTTTTAAGAAATTCAAAAGTTGTTGTTAAATTTAAAAAAGAGCTGGTTAGGCAATTCTACTCCATGAGAAAGTTTTTATTGGAAAAACAATCTAAGCAATGGAATACTACCAGGATAGATAATAAAACAAATAGATTGAAAGAAACGGATGTAATTAAGCTATTGGTTAGTTATGCAAGAGAACAAGGAAGCAAAAATTCAGATAAACTATATTTGGTTTATACGAGATTAGCTAAAAGCATTATAGGCGGAAAACGAGATGAATTGTCAGTTTTTGATTTAAATAATTTAACACTGATTGAAAGCATTATTCTACAAACTATTAGAATTGATATGTCAATGGGAATGCACTATAAAGAAATTTACAAAGATTGCAAACAGAGGATTGAACGATTTGCAGAAATCACATATCTAACTGAAAATAAAAAGTTAATTATTTAGGTAGGTGAATATATGGCAGAAGTATTTTTAAAAGTGGATGGGGTAGCAATGCCGTGTCCTTCTTCTTTTACATGGGGATTACAGGATATATCGGCATCAGAATCCGGCAGAACAGATGACACGACCATGCACAAAAACAGAGTTGGACAGAAACGAAAGCTGTCTGTAGGTTGGAATGGCCCAGACTGGGACACTGCTTGCAAAATTATACAGGCAGTAAATCCAGAGTACATACAGGTCACATATCCAGACTTGCTATCTGCAAACAAGCACGAAACCAGAACATTTTATGTTGGTGACAGGGAATCCCCTTTTAAGTGTTGGTGGATAGGCAATGAGCGCATGGAAGGACTTAGTTTTGATTTTATCGAGAGGTAAGATATGCGAAATTTATCAACGGAATTTAAAGAACAACAGAATAGTGGAAACCGCAACTATCTGAAATATGCAGATTTTACCTTCACGGATGGAAGCGCATTATCCATTACCGACAAAGATTTATGGTCTAATGGTTTTAAATTTGAGGATGCAGTATCGCAAAGCGGTTCTTTTGATATCGGCGCAGCCATCGTAAACAAGCTGACCTTGCAGATCAACAACTTTTCTGGCAAGTACACAGATTACATCTGGGACGGAGCGAGAGTTGTTTGCCATATCGGGCTTGAATTATCCACTGGTATTGAAAAAATCCGTATTTGTACCATGACAGTAACAGATGCACCATATCAGAATACAGCTATTATCAGTTTAACTTGTGAAGACTCCATGCGATTATTTGATCGTGATTATTCAGAAAGTAAGCTGTCCTATCCGGCAACCAGATTGCAAATCATCCAGGATGCTTGCGAGGTGTGCGGAGTAACACTTCAATCTACAAGGTTTGATAATGATGATTTGATAATACAGAATCGACCAGATGATAGCAGTATTACTTTCCGACAGGTAATTGCATGGGTAGCACAGATGGGCTGTCAGTGGGCGAAAACAGATGCATACGGCAGATTATGCCTTGACTGGTATAAAAATGAAGTGCCAGACGATTTTTATAATAAGGAAGAAGTACCATGGAAAGATATTGAAGGAAAAGATATCTTAGATACTACTGGCGCACAGATTATCACTGTTATGCAAAAGGGTATTACAGCCATAGATACAAATGGATTCACACCATGGCTGTACGATATCGAAATAACAGGTGTAAAAGTTACAGAATACGTTGAAAATTCTTCTCAAAATGAAGCGAAAACATATCAGTCGGGGGAATCTGGCTATGTTATCGAAATTAGTGATAATAAGCTAATTCAAGAAGGCTCTGGCGAGAAAATCTGTCAAATTATCGCAGACAGGTGCGTGGGGCTGAAATTCAGACCGTTTACCACAGGCGCATTGACCAATATTGCATGGGAAGCTGGTGACACCATTGAGATTTCCGATAGAAACGGAAAACAGTATAAGAGCTTCCTAACTTCTGTTACTTTGAATCCAGGCGCATTTGAGCAACTTGAATGCAGTGCTAAGAGTGTATCTAGGAATAAGCAGAAACAGTATACACTTAGCCAACAGGTGCAAGCTGAAAACAAAAAGAACTTAAAAGATGAACGTACTGCCAGAGAAAAGGCACTGGAAGAATTATCGAAACGCCTTGCGGAATCTTCTGGAACATACACGACAGTAGAAACACAGCCGGACGGAAGCAACATCTATTATCTTCATAACAAGCCACAGCTGTCCGATTCTGATATTGTATGGAAAATGACTGCGGAAGCGTGGGCTGTTTCTACAGATGGTGGACAACATTGGAATGGTGGTATGACGGTTGATGGTGATGTGATTGCCAGAATCCTTACGGCTACAGGTGTTAATGCTGACTGGATTAATACAGGAACTATTAAAGCAATTGACAAAGATGGAAACACAACTTTCCTGGTTGATGTAACAACAGGAAGGGTTGTTATTAATGCGGATTCTGTACAAATCAAGGGAAAAGATGTTAATGCAATTGCAAAGGAAAAAGCAGAAACAGAAGTAAATAATTTTATCAGCAATACATACACAACTGATATTAATAATTTACAGTCTCAAATCGACGGACAGATTGAGACTTTTTTTTATGACTATGAACCAACCTTGCAGAATATACCGGCTTCTGGATGGACTACAAACGAAGAACGAAAGAAACATGAGGGTGACTTATTTTACTGGAAATCCAAAGGATATGCTTACCGTTTTATGCAAGATGGGGCAACTTGGAAATGGCAATTGGTGCAAGATACTGATATCACGTTAGCACTTGCCGCCGCAGAAAAAGCACAGGACACAGCAAATCATAAGCGCAGAGTATTCGTAGTTCAGCCAGAACCACCTTATGACATTGGAGACTTATGGACGCAAGGCTCTAATGGTGACTTGATGAGATGTAAGGTTGCCAGAGCAAGCGGCTCTTATTCAGTGGATGATTGGGAAAAGGCTTCAAAGTATACGGACGATAGCTCTTTAGACTTATTTATTAATGGTGTTTTTAAAGATTCTCTTAATTCTTTAAAAACACAGATAGACGGGAAAATTGAGACTTGGTATCAGCCAAACGATCCATCTGTAAAATGGACAAAAACAGAGGAATATCCATGGTGTGATATTGACGGAAACAAGATTCTGGATGAATCCGGGAATGAAATTGTTTTGGTATGGGAATCTGAGAAGGTAGAGCATGAAGGCGATCTTTGGCATAATACCACGGATAACACCCAGTGGATATACAAATCTGGCATCTGGCAACCACAGTCCATACCAAATGAATTGTTGGACAAGATAGACGGTAAATCATCTGTTTACATGATTCAGCCAACACCACCATATTACGAAGGTGACTTGTGGGTAACGACCAATAGTGAAGGAAAGGCTTCTCTCAAAACTTCTTTTGTAAATCGTATTAATGGTGACTTTACTGCATCCGATTGGATTGACTTCAAGTACGCAGACAAAGACGATATCAAAAATGCAATTGATAATTACGATACCAGTCTTGGACAGGATGAAGTGTTTAATAAGCTTACAAAAGGCGGAACGGAACAGGGAATCTATATTCAAGATGGAAAAGTATATATCAATGCAAAATACATTTTAGCTGGATTGCTTGCCGGTGAGAGAATTAATGGTCGTGGGCTAAAAGTCATTAATGATGACAAGAACGTAACCTTAGAAATCGACAGCAAAGGAAACGTCATCCTAGCTCCAAAAACTTTTTCCTTACAAGGCAAAACAGTAAAGGAAATTGCAGATTCTTCTGCCAGCACCGCAGTTTCTGGACAGACACAAGCCGATATTTTCAACAAACTCACCAATGGCGGCAAGGCACAGGGGATTTACTTGGATGAAAACGGAAATGTCTATGTAAACGGAGAATACGTGCAAGCCAAAGGTATTAAGGTTGTTGATAGCAATGGAAAGACCACTTTTGCCATTGACAAAGAGACTGGTGCAGTAACAATAGCAGCTTCCAGTTTTGCACTTGGGGATAAGAGCATTGCAAGTATTGCAAGTGAGGAAGCACAAAAGAAGATTGATGCATTGCCAAAAGATACGGACAATCTTTTAAATGGGTATCTTCTTACAAAATCAGATGTAGAAACATATTGGGATTATAGCGGAAGTATTAATTATGATGTGATAAATCCTAATAAAAGTCGTGATGGTGCAGTTGCTATTACAGCGAATGGCTCTGATTGCTATTTGAGCGCAAAGAGAAGTAATAACCAGGTTGTACGATTGCCTGGAACATATCAAGTGTCAGTCTGGCTAAAAGCAACTCAAAACATGAAAATAAAAGTGTCGCTAAATAGAGTAGCACAAGATGTAAGCGTCACTACAGAGTGGAAAAAATATGAATTTTTGCAAAACGTTACAACGATAAGTTCAAATTATCAATTATTTACAATCGGTGGATTCAACAGTTTTACAAGCGGTACTTTGGGAGTTTATCGCCCGGAAGTAACTGTGGCAGTAAGTAGTGAACATGTATTGAACTTGCTCACAGATAATGGGGCAAAGCAAGGAATATACATGTATAATAACAACCTTTATGTAAATGGACAATTTATTAAAGCACTAAGTATAGCCGCTGACGCTTTGAAGGCTGGTGCTGTTACCACTGAAAAATTAAACGCAAAAGCGGTCACGGCAGAAAAAATGTCCGTGCAGGAACTTGCAGCAGTTGGAGCAACAATTGCAGGTTTTATTATCAGTAGTGACAGAATAAAAAGAACACTGTCTGGCAATACATTAGATATATTCGCAGGAAATGAATACAATCCTCCTAGTTTACTTTCACAAAATTCAACAGGCGATTTCGTGAAATACTCTGGAAATGGGGTGCAATCGAGCACACCTGCGTCATTGACTTTAGTTCTGGGAGATACAACCTCTAAAAACGGATGGACATCTGGAGCAAAACATTATTTGGGAAGAACTCAATTTAATGAAGAGGTGAAAGTAGTTGGAAACTTCTCCGTCACAGGAACTAAATCCGTTATAGCCAAAACCGAAAACTACGGCAACCAACTATTCTATTGTTATGAAACCCCAACCCCAACTCTTGGAGATTTTGGAGGTGGAATAATTGGGAAAGACGGAATGGCAATCATCTCAATTGATGATATATTCCAGGAATCTACAGAAACAGAAATTGAATACTATGTATTCCTTCAAAATGAGGGAGAAGGGCAGTCTTGGGTATCTGAAAAGTCAGATACCTATTTTGTTGTCAAGGGAACCCCAGGACTTCGGTTTGCATGGGAACTAAAAGCTAAACAGAAGAACAAAGAGTATATCCGTTTCAATGCCGGAAAAGAAGACCGAGAAGTGAATTTTGAGACAGTCAACCTTGAAAATGTAATGTTCGAAGAACGTGAAAAAATTATACAAGAAATGGAAGGAGAATTATTATGAGCGTGATTAAAAAGCTTACATCATTTATGAAACTGTCAACAGGAGAGGGCGATAGAATCGCCTTTACCTACTCAACAATTGATACCGAAAGTGGAAAGGTTTTGAGCCAGAATGAGAAAGGAAATTTTCTTATTTTTGACGATGGGCTTTCGGCAAATATTAAGGCGATTGAAGACTATATCAATAAAAATCAATTGAATTAAAGGAGGGCAACCGCATGCCAAAATGGACTGAATACACATCAAAAGATACGTTAGCGGATAATGACGAAGTAATGTTGTATGATGCAACTGCGAGAGCGAACAAGCGCGGATTAATGAGCAAGTTTTGGGATTATGTCGTTGATAAAATGGCAACGGCTGTGATCTCGAAATTGGAGACAAATAATAAGACAATCATCGGGGCAATAAATGCACTAAATAGTGACTCATTAAAATCTGTCGTTATGAGCATAGATGGAATTCAAATAAAAAACTTAGATCCAGGATTTGGATACTATTCTAATCCTATAAAAGTTAATATCCCAGAAGGAGCAACCATTGTAGCGGTATTTCTATATGTAGGGTTTAGTGCTGGAGTAATGATTTCTTCTGTAAATAAGAATTATTTTACTTTATCATGTAACAATTCTTGTGTGCTGCCAGCAAACAGGAATGTCATAATTTGGTATATATAACGACTTGCCATTTAGCGCATTGATTTCGCTAATGATTTCACTATAGAGTTTATTGGAGAAACAAGAAAAAAATAACAAAACACTACCAAACATAAAATGAATATGCTATAATCAGCATATCAAAATCGGAACAACAAAAAGGGAGCTGAGTTCCCGTCTACCAAACAAAAAACTCAGCTCCAGCACCACAAAGGGTACAAAGATATTATAGCATAGTACCTTCCCTTTGCGGCAACAACAGCCATGATTCCGTGAAGTTTAATCATGGTAGGTATATTGTATAAAAAGTTTATGTTAAAGAGCATCCCATTTGGGGTGCTTTTTATTATGCGCTTTTTTAACCTCAATAATGAAAGGAGACCACACATGAATATTAACACCTCATTAATCAGCAACAACAACAGCTACGCAGGACAAACACCTCGGTATATTGTCATCCATAATACAGATAATATAGCCAAAACAGCAGATGCCAAAGCACACGCCACTGCACAACATAATGGCAATTTTCATGGCTATTCAGCCCATGTATTCGTTGACGATAAGTCAGCATACCAAGCCTTGCCGTACAATCGTGGAGCATGGCATGTTGGGGTAGATTACGGCGGTAAACTTTTTGGAACTGTAAATAATCATAATTCCATCGGAATTGAAATGTGTATGAATGCCGGATATAACTACGAAAAAGCATACCAGAATACCGTTGATGTATGCAAGCAATTGATGAAAAAGTACAATATCCCGGCATTCCGAGTAGTGCAGCATTACGATGTGTGCGCTAAGAATTGTCCATCCGTTATCCGTAAAAATGGTGACTGGTATAGATTCAAGAAGCTCATTTCCAGTGAAACCGTGACAGCGCCAACCACAAAGCCGACTGTAAAGGTTGATAAGTATTACCGCATCCGTAAGACCTGGAAGAATTCCAAGAGCCAGATTGGAGCGTACAAATCACTGGAAAATGCGAAGAAGTCTTGCAAAGCCGGTTACTCTGTTTTTGACTGGAATGGAAAAGCAGTGTATTCTGTAACAGCAAAGAAAAGTGTAGACAATGTTGCAAAAGAGGTAATCAACGGCGAATGGGGAAATGGACAAGATAGACGAGACCGCCTGGAAGCTGCTGGCTACAACTACGCAGAAGTGCAGAAAAAAGTCAATGAATTACTGAAATAATAATACTCCCGGGGTTTTCCCGGGAGCTATTTAAATGTCGTATATTCCTCAAATTCGTTTCTTATTTTTGCATAATCTTTTCTTCTGATCGGCACTGTATTTCCAGAAAACATAAGGAACGAAGTGTTTATTTCTTTTACCTCATCCATGTTTATTATGTAGCTCTGGTGACACCTCAAAAATCTGGAATCCAGTAATTCTTCAATATCGGATAGTTTACATCGTTCCGTATAAACTATACCGCAAGTGCAGTGGATAATGATGTATTTGTTTCGGCTCTCAATATATTCTATATTTTGAAACTCCACCCGATGAATAAAGTCTTTTCCTTTTATCATAAGAGTGCTTTTGCTGATATGTTCCAGAGCATGATTGAAAGCAGTATACATTCTGCCGTTTTCAGATCCTTTTATAATATAGTGAATTGGGAGTAAATCAAGAGCTTCAAAAACATACTCTTTGTGGGCTGTCCAGAAAATAATATTTCCATCATAGCCATTTAATCTCAATTCCTTTGCAACTTCAATTCCATTTTCTTCTCTCAAAACGATATCCAAAACTACAATATCATACCATTCGCCATCTGCCACATCATCAATAAGCGGCTGCCCTTTATCATACGGAGTAATCAATGCTTTTATATCACCATTTCGTTTGAGAAAATTATTAATCCGATGCATAAATATATCAATCTGGATTTCGTTATCATCACATATTGCAATTCGCATTCAAATCATCCCTTTTCATGTAAAATTCGCCACCAGAGGTGCTAATTTCGCCATTTCCTGTGTAATTGTATATTTTTTGATACAATGTTATTGTAATACATTAAGATGATAGTGTAAAGGGGGGTGGATTCATGGAGAAACATAAAAAAATCATAATTGTGTTTATACTGATATTCGTGCATGTGCTCTTGACTCAATATGTTTACTTCTGCCCGGAGCGTAGTATTATCTTTGGGAGGGGTAAAACTATCGCAATTGCAAAAACAGAGGTAAAACAGGTTGTCCATGAGCGATATAAATCCCTCACTGACAAGCATCCAGCCCCTTTATTTCTATCTATTATTATTACGATTTGGAAAAGCGAAAATCATAATATTTACACAAAAAAACTTATAATTCATAGAAAAATCAGAAGAAACCAGCTTGCCAGGAAAGATTTAAGCGGAAACAATTCTATCCCATTATATGGTTATGAAAACATGATATAATTTAATAAATAAGAACAGATGTTCATGCTAAAACGAAACTGGATTTTTTTCTGGAAGTGTGGTATAATGATATTAACCGCCATCCAGTATTGATTGACACGTCCTTGAAAAAGGGCCTAAATGTCTGTCTCATACTGGATGCTTTTGGATTAGAGAGCGTAAAAAGAATGTTAGGAACGTTTCTAACTCAACTCTCCGTACCACTATTGAAGCGCTTTATAGCGGAAAGCTATATTGCCACAATAACTGCCAGAAGAGGGAGGATTTATACATATTGGGGCAGAGAGCAGATGTTTAAGGCTTTGTATTAGTGGAGGTTTCTTAATGGATTATAAAAAAGAGTTAATTGAAATGATAAGAGGAATTGAAAAAACAGGCACATTAGAGTACCTGTATACGTTCATAAAGTTATTTTTGGAGAAGTGGGGTTAATCCCCACTTCTTATTTTGTAGAAAGCATGGAGTTAATTAGACTTAAAACAATTTTCTGATCTCGCTCGGTTAGCAATGAAAATTTTGATAAAAAATCGAAATCTTCCCGCGCTTTCTCCGGCGTGTCTTTTCTTTCGCGTCCCACATTAAATCCCATCAACCACGATTCTGAAACATTTAAAGCCATACCCAAGACTACTAACTTTTCCTGGCTCGGTTCTGTTTTACCAGAAACATATTGGCTAATATCTGATTTGTTCATTTTCACATTATATTTTTTACAATATGGAAGAACAAGATTAAGTATATCAACCTGTCTCAGATTTCGCTCGTTCATCAAAGTCTTAAATCTTTCTGACGAACTAACTTTTTCCATTGTATTATTCTCCTTTCGCTTTCTGATAATAATATAGCACATACAAAACAAAAGTTCAAGACTTAAAACATAAAAGTTAAAAATATTGAAAATAAGTATTGACATATAAACGACACAATGATATATTATAAACAGTTCAAAATATTGAACTAGAAAGGAGTGTGAAATATGGCATTTGACTATAGCAAACTCAAAGGAAGAATTATCGAAAAATATGATAGTCAGAGTTCATTTGCAGATGCTATGAAGTGGTCTGAACGTACATTATCACTGAAACTTAATGGAAAACTGTTTTGGAAACAATCTGATATTTGCAAAGCAGTGAATTTGTTAGGACTTTCAGCTGATGATATACAGGATTATTTTTTTAAAGAAAAAGTTCAAAACATTTAACAATGAAAGGAGATCAACAATAGACGATTTAGTTTATCTTCGTAATGAAGAAGCTGTCTGTGATAGTTTACAGGTGGCTAAGAAATTTGGGAAAAGACATGACAAACTCATTTCCGAAATTGAAAGAATGTATTCTGATTTGATTGGAAAAGGGTGTGCTCAAAATGGTGGAGACCCCTTATTTATTAAAAGCAGTTATGTACATCCTCAAAATAAACAGACTTATCCATTTTATATAATGAATAGGGATGGATTTTCTTTACTAGTAATGGGATTTACAGGGAAAGAAGCCCTTGAATGGAAATTGCAATACATAAAAGCTTTTAACCAGATGGAGAATTTCATCCGTGAGAAATCAACTCAAGTTTGGGTTGAAACTAGAAAAGCCGGGAAACTTACCAGAAAGGCAGAAACAGATACCATTCAGAAACTTGTTGAATACGCAAAAGTACAGGGAAGCAGTCATGCAGAAATGCTTTACATGACATATTCCAAATTAGCAAACAAGATGGCTGGAATCAATAAGAGAGATGAAGCTACGGTAATGCAACTCAACAACCTGTCCTTGATGGAAAATATTATCTTACATGAAATTGATCTCGGAATCATGCAAGGAAAACATTATAAGGAAATATACAAAGACTGCAAGAAGAGATTGGAGACAGTTAAAGATTTGGCTTATCTGGAAGCAGTTTGAGAGGAAATTTCATAAGGAGGTGAGAAAGTGAATATCCAAAACGAGACTATTGTGAAGTTCAAAAACGGAACAGAGTTACATATGCCTTCTGGTATATACGAAAAAATTTCTTTCGATAAAGATTCAATTATGGAACTTAAGTGGGAAGAAAATGGCATGGACTACAAGGTACAGTTTTTCTTTGGTGATGTACTCTATATTGCGAAGACAACACAGAGTACATCTAAAAGTTAAAATGGTCGTTTGACAGAAGAATAATTGTTTGCTTTCTTTTTATCCAACTCATTAAGAAAGTAATTCTCATCATGGGAATTGAGAAGTTTGGAAAAATCTGTACGATATTTAAAATATTTTTGACAGATATGAGAATCATCTAAATTCCCTAGAAGCTCAGAACAAAGTTTGGCAACAGCCAAGTCGTGAGCAATTTGAAAGTTATCCATTATTAACACCTCCTTCCTAAAGGAGATTATATCATAGAATGGAGAAAAATTATATGAATGATACATATAATGTTTTTTATTCTATTTTGGAAGAGCTCCAAGCTATTCACAATATCATGGAGCAGCCAAAAAAACGAGTTTCTAAAAAAGATAAGAAAAGCATCGAAAAACGCATTATTGATAGACCTCTTCTTGAACCTCAAAATTCTATGATGATGGAAAGAAAGGAGACTAATGAAAACATCAAAAATCGAAATCCGGCAAGTAAATGGCAATGAAGGAATCTTCACAGAAATCCTTGTGGATGGTCACAAACTCGAAGGCGTAAGGAGTTTTGAGTTGAAACAGGGAGTTGGAGATTCAGAACCTATACTTTCTATTGATCTGAATGCTTTAAATTTATCTACAGATTTGCAAATGTTGCAGGTGAACCAGAAAGGTATCGGGGAAATTGAGGGAATCAAGTTTAAAGATTCACCAAGGATGCTGAAATTTCAAACAGAATAGGCTCCCATATCTCAGAGAGCCAAACAGAATTATTTTGAAGCTTTTAAAATGGAACATTGTTTCGGATTTGAACAACATCCAGTTTTGCTTGCATAATTACACTTAATTCGACCTATTGTGTAATTAGGCGTCAAATCATCCAATGATCCAGTATTAATGAGAGAAGCTTCAATGGAATAATTTTTGTTCTGCTTATCGCAGAAACCATTAAATACCAATAATCATCACCTCCACTCTTATAGTGAGTATAACACAAGAAAGGAGAGATTATAAGGAGAAGATGACAATTATCAAATTTAAAAATGGGGAAACAATCGAAATTCCGTGTGTGTTCCCGGATGATATTGTGAAACCAGATATTAGAGATCAACTGATACGTTTGGAATGGGATGACGCTGGAAAGCAATATTGTTTGAAATTTAACCCAGTAGATGTGCTCTATGTAAAAGAGATTACACCTTCCTAAAGGAGATTATATCACAGAAAGGAGACTAATGAACGAATTACAGATTTTTAATTCGCCAGAGTTCGGAGATATTCGGACAATAACTATTGATAATGAACCTTGGTTTTGCATGATTGATATATGCAAAGCATTAGAAATTTCAAATCCGAGCCAGGCAAAGACAAGGTTAAATGCAGATGGGGTCATTACAAATGAGGTCATTGATGGTATCGGGAGAAAGCAGAATGCTAACTTTGTAAATGAACCCAATATGTATAAATTGATTTTCCAGAGCAGAAAAGAATCTGCCGAAAGGTTTACAGACTGGGTGACAAGTAAAGTTCTCCCAGAAATTCGAAAGACAGGTTCCTACAGAAAACCATTGACGGTTGCCGAACAAATTCAGATTCTTGCCCAGGGCACAGCAGATCATGAGGAAAGAATCGAAAAACTTGAAAATACAATGACAATTGACTACGGTCAGCAAAAATATCTTGGGGATCTGGTTTCGCTAGTGGTTATTGAAGCGTTGGGCGGAAAGAAATCTAATGCCTATTCAGAAATCGGAAAGAAAGTATTCGCAGAATGTAATCGAGATGTGAAATCTTATTTCGGTGTAAACGCAAGAAACAACATTCCAAAATTAAGATATGAGGAAGCTGTGAAGTACATCAAGGGATGGCAACCGTGTACAAATACAAAAATGCAGATTCGCGATTGCAATTATGATATTAATTCAGAAAGAAAATGAGGGTAAAACAGTGAAAGATATTAAAAGCTACGAATTTTATGGAGATAATCCAGAAATTTTTCATTCTCTTGTAGGTTTTGAAATTGCAGATATTTTGTTCACACATACCAAAGAAGAAAATGAGAATGTAGTTGTTGTGAAGTGTGCAAATAAGCAACATGTTGAAATTGATCTTCTCTTTAAAGAAGATGGAATATTTGTTACTGAACCATTTGCGGTGGATGAAGATCTTACAATTATTGAATAGGGGAGGTGAACAAAGAATGTTAGCAGATGATTACGTTGCTGAAAGGTTATCCGATTATGATTCCAAAATATATCAGTTATATCGCCACAAAAACGGACAGAAGGCAAGCGACCTTGTAGAAAAAGTAAAAAACGAAATTGCCGAATGCGGTCTGTCCGCCACTGAAGCGAAAGGCTTTTTAGAGTACATGAAGATTGTTATTGACGCTCAGTCACATCTTCCCATTCAGAAATAACGGAAGTTTTTATTGTTTCTGCTCCGGGAACATTGCCATCATCAATCTCATTTGCGGCATGAAGCATTGAAATTATTTTATGAGAATAAGGATGTTCCTTTCCGCAATTTGGGCACACAACCTTGTCTGTACTTATTCTTTCACTTATATAGTAATCGCAATGACAAGTACAGGAAACTTTTAATTTGAGAAACATTTTAACATACCTCCTTTCTGAACACATTATACCATTCAGAGGGAGATAATAAAAGAAAACAGGGAGGAAAAACAATGATTAAATTTGAAAACGGTTTAGTTAACATTTCCGGCAAAGGGGTTGATATTCTTTCAGAGTATGCAGTTATCACCCATGAAATTAAAGAGATGTTCGTAAAAAATGGTGGAGAAGAGAAAGAAGTAAAAGAGCAGCTTAGACATTCGTTCGAGCATGGCCTTATGAACGAGGAAGAACTTGATAAAGAAATCAAGGAAAAGTTCAAACAGGTAGATGCAATTATTCCGATTTTTTCGCTTCTGGAAGAAATGCTTAAAAAATTTGGAGCAAAAGATAAGGAGGACTAATAATGGGAGAAACTAAGAGCACAGATTATATTCCAGAGAACGCTAATGAGGAATATGCACTTCTGGTTGGAAGATTAAAAGCGTTTGAAGCTTGGGCGAATAGTGTGAATGATTATGATTTCACAAAGAAAATGGCATTTAGAATGCTTGGGCTTGATGTAGAAAAACAAACAAAAGCAGATTAAGTGTCCTGGAAGGTGCTGACACACCAACCAGGACGGTATCTAACTAAGAATGAGTTAGTTAAATACAGGATTATTATAACACAACCTCCTGTATTTGACAAACAAAAATATAACAGGAGGATTTTTTATGCGAAAAAATTGCGAAAATCAGCCACTTTCCAGCGAAATCATTTCTGATCTGGAAGAAAAGTTGATGGCAAGAAATATAATTATCGCTATTCTGGCAGCTGCACTTGCAGTAACCACATCCAGAAGAAAGTGAGGACAAAATGAAAGAGGTGGTAAAGACAATAGGAGAAATATTTGTAGGGATAGGGATGTTTGCAGTGATATTCTTCATCACATGGATGCTTACATCACTTGATGTTATCGGAGTGTTCTTTGTATCAACAGTCTTATTCTTAATGGTGTTTCTTCCTATTATATTAGAAATGGAGGAAAAGTAAATGCAAAGATTAAATAAAGTAAAATTATCCGGCAGAGCCGGGGAAATAGTATTTAGCCACGAACATTACGGAAGATACTATTACAAATTCATGCTGACAGTCATTCGTAAAAGCGGTGCAGTAGATATGTTTCTAATAGTTATAGAAGATTCCGTTGTGCGTGACAATGATTATAACGGAAAAGAAGTTGTGGTAACAGGAGCAATCAGAAGCATGGACACTTCTAAAAATCCAAATAAGCACCACAATGTTAATTATATCGCAGCTGACGAGGTGGAAATCCTGGAAGAACAGGTTCCAGAAGGTGATATAAACGAAGTAGAGTTTATTGCCAGAAGTTGCACGAAAGAGCCATATGCAAGACTTACACCAGTAACACACAGGAAAGTTTCAAATCTTTTTGTAGCAATTCCAAGGGATTATTCGGAAAGAGCAGACTTTATTCGCTGTACTTTATGGGGAAAAGGGGCTGATCTGGCGGTAGAGGTTAAAAGAAATGATTACATTAAAGTATCTGGCAGATTAATGAGCCGTGATGTTTATGTTAATGGGGAAGAAACGGAAAGTGTATATGAGATTTCCGTAAAAGAAATGGAGAAATTGGAGGATGAAGAATAATAAGAATGAAGTTCAGATATTTGGCGTAATAATGGATATTCAGCCAGGAACGTTTTTCAAGGACGGAGAAAAATTCGTAAGATTTTATATTGGTGCAAAGCGTACCAGTGGGAACGTAGATTTGCTTCCAGTAGCAATACCAGAAAGAATGGCAGAAAACTGGAAAATTGGAGAACACATCTATATTGAGGGAAAATACACTTCATACAATAAAAAGGAAAATGGAAAATCACATTTAATATTGGAAGTTAAAGCAGAAACATTATTGGATGGAGATGGAAGCGTAGAAGATGAAAACAAAATCATTCTGGAAGGTTATCTTTGCAAATCGCCTATTTACCGCAAAACACCAATAGGAAAAGAAATCTGTGATTTGATGATTGCCTGCAACGAATATGACTTGCAAAGAACAGATTATATCCCATGTATCGCATGGTGGAATGAAGCCAGAGAAGCTGCTGATTTCAAGGTTGGAGATTTCGTAAAAATAATCGGAAGAATCCAGAGCCGGATTTATCATAAAAAATTATCTGGTGATGAAGTAGAGCTTAGAACTGCATATGAGGTATCAATAGGGAGGATAATCGAGCATGAAAGTGGAAGTAAAAAAAATTTACTTGGAGAATTACAAGAAGTTTCCGAGTAAGTCTGTAGATTTGTTTCCAAGAACAGAGATTTCTGGCAGAAACAGAGAAGGAAAATCCACATTGCAGGACGCATATTTGGACGTTCTGACAGGAAAGATGGCGAATGGTACAGAACCGACTTCTATTCGTAGAAAAGAAAATGGCGTGGAAGTGCCAAAGGTTGATGTTGTAAGAGAGCTTACACTTGCGATTGATGGGAAAGAAAAAGTGATCCGCAAAATCACAAAGCAGAAGTGGAGAAAACCGAGAGGACAGTCCGAAGAGGTATTCGATGGAAATGAAACTTCTTATGAAATTGACGGATTCCCGGCTAAATCAAAGGATTATACCGAGTTCATCCAGTCAATAGCAGAACCTTCAACGCTTCTGATGTGCAGTAATCCAAAACCATTTCTGGACACATTGCAGAAGTCAACAGCGGAATCCAGAAAGGTACTGGAAAAGATGTCTGGTTTCGATATTGCTCAGTTTATGGAAGAGAATCCGCAGTACGCTCATGTGAAAGAAATCACAAAAGGGCATTCCGTAGAAGATACATTGAAGAAGCTCCGAAAGGAACTAAATGCACAGAAGAAAAAGGTGGATGCCAAAAACACGGAGATTGCATATGAAACCAATCGAAGCGTTGAAGCAGAAGACACTTCTTCCTTGGAATCCAAAAAGCAGGAGCTTAATGCGGAGATTTCCAGGATGGAAGAACAGGAACAGATTCTTGAAGATTCAGCAAAGGGCTATGACAGTATTTCGTATGAAATCTGTGGTTTGAAATCTTCCAGGGATGGTCTGGTTAGCAAAGCTAATGAATGGTTAAGAGCCAGACAAAAATTCATTTCTGATACAGTTTCCGAACTTAGGTTAAAAAAATCAGAAAAGGAATCAAGCATTCGTATTATTGGAATGGAACTGGATAACCACATAAGGGAAGCACAACAAGCAAAGGCTGACTTGGATAGAGCCAGACAGGACTATCCGAGAATCAAAGAAATGGAGTGGGATGATTCTGGACTGAAAGCTATTGAAGCTGAAACATTCAATGATTCTGATACCATTTGCCCGACCTGTGGGAAGGAACTGCCAGAAGAACAAATTTCCGAATTGAGAGCTTCCTTTGAAGAAAAGAAGAAGTTCAGAATTGAAAATGAATTAACCAAAAAGCAAAACTGGGAATCAGCAAAACAGAACCAGTTAAAAGGAACTTGTGATCTTGGAAATTCTGCTTCTGCAAAATTAAAGAAAACTAACGAGGAAATCAACAAATTACAATCGGAAATCGGCGTAGCACAGGATGAAGTTGCTGAACTCACTAAACAGATTGAGGAAGAACAGTCCAAATTTACGGAGCTTCCGGAATCTGTAGATATGAAAAATGATGAAGAATATCTTGCGGTTACAGCGAGAATTTCAGAATTTGAAGAGAAACTGAAATCATTTGATGATGTTCCTGGAAAGAAACAGGAATTAAGAATGCAGATCAGCAATGTCATGAAACAGATTTCCAATGTGGATGCAGATATCAAAATTGCACAGGCAGCAGTCACAGAGAAAGAAAAGCGAGTAGCCGAACTGAATGAGGAACTGAAACGCCTTGGACAGGTACAAGCCGATATTGAAAAGAATATTGACACCGTTCTTAACTTCTCAATTCAGAAGAATAAGGCACTGGCAGAGAAAATCAATCCATTTTTCCATCATTTCCAGTTTAGTTTCCTTGATTACACGATTGAGGGAAATCCAGTGGAAACTTGCAAGATGATCTGCAATGGAATTGACTACAATAGCGGATTAAATCATTCCGACAAAATTCTTTGCGAGGTTGATTTACTGAATGGATTACAGGAAATGAATGGGCTGAATCTTCCGCTTTGGATTGATGATTCTGAGAGCATTGACAAAAGCAGGATACCTATGTTAGACAGGCAGATGATTGTGCTAAGAGTGACAGATGGGGATTTGAAAGTAATCTGACAAACAGGAGGGGAAAATGCTAACAGCAACATGGGGAAAACATTTTTTCAAGGCAGATGCTACAAAATGTGCATCTGAAATCATGGAAATTTGCGATCAGATGGAATCAGCTACACCACAACAGATTCTTGAGAAAGCAAGGGACGAAAGTACAGAATTACATAAGTGCTTTACATGGGATGATTCCATAGCAGCTGAAAAATACAGAATCCAAGAAGCCAGACAGATAGTCTGTCAGTTAAAAATCGTGGAACAGGATATTGACAACAAGCCAAAGCCGACAGCAATTCGAGTGTTTTACAAAACAGATGGAAAAAGCGGATATAAGCCAACACAGCTTATTTTGAAACAGCCGGATGAATACGAAGCACTTTTAGAGCGTTGCCGAAATGAACTTCTGGCAGTGAAGCAGAAATACCAGAATATTTCTGAATACGAAGAAGTTTGGGAACTGATTAATTAAACATGAATGCCGCTACTGTGCTGATATGCCTGCAAGAGTAGGAAGAAATCAAACTATATTATGGCACATTATATTGCTAAATAGGACAATACATAATATCACAGAGCACAGCAAAGCACCTTATTCTTACGGGCTTATGAGTGCAGTAGCGGCGAAATTTCTACGTTGATACGCCTGTAAAACAGGCAGAAACTACAGAATAGCACAATATGATACACAGAACAACAGTATAGGACAGGACAATAAAACACTATAATTACCTATTTTACAGGTTTATGAGCGTAGGAAACCACAGCATTTATCAGTCTGCATAAGCGGATAGCATAGTACATTAAAAAACAGGAAAACAAAAGACAATATAATAAACTACATCAAAATTATTCTCACTTATGCAGAGTGACAAGTGTTGTGAATACTTACTATAGGACAAAAATTCTTACAACAGGAAATAATAGCACAGAATAATACACACAGCACTTAACGGATGGGCTGTTTTGTAGGCGGTATAAATCGTCAGAACAGTGTAAGACAGAACAGCACAACACAGAACACAACATATGACTTTTATATCGTCTGCAAAGCGGCTCATCCAAATAAAAATTGAATATTGGGTAGGTGACATGAAAAGTGTCACAGGAAAGTAAAGAATAACTCAGTATATGACAGCATAGGACACTATAGGACAATTCATGTTACCTACCGAGCATTCAACACAGATGTATTTAACTGGCAGTAGAATCTGCCAAGAATAGGAAAGCTAACTACAGTGCAAGCAAAATATAGGATAGCATATTACAGAAAAATACAGGACACTATAAGACATTTTCTATTGTCAGTTAAGCATATCTGAAATTTACGCAAAGATTTAAGCGGATTACTTTCGCAATACATTACAGGATAGCACAGTACGGCATACGAAAATACATAACACAACATTATATTTATATTAAACTATTGTGGATTAATCTGCTTGAATGTTTGCGCAAACAGAAACTATAAAAACTATTAAAAAATCGGAGGAAAAGAATTATGGAAACTAAAAAAGAAGAAAGAATTCAGTTACAGGCAATCAACGTTAAGCACGCAACAGTCACAATCATCGGAGACGGAGACTTAGTTCTCAATAAGATGAATGACGTGACCGTAAGAGAACTGATTGATCAGAGAAAAGACAAGGCAAAGAACCTTGAAAAAGCAAATGTATGGGAAGAAATCATTACATCAATTCACTGGTACAATGGAAAACCTACAGATTTCTCAGAAAAAGGCCTTATTGATGCACTCACCAACAATGCACCTTGCATTACAGCATTCGGGTTATTGAAATGTTTTTGCGATGCTGTTGTAAGAAATGGGGTTGATACATATAGTACAAAGTTCAAAGCTGGAGTAAATATTATCGCCAAAGGAGGTTTAATACCGATTAAGTTTGCTGAGCATTACATTGACGAAAAACTAATGTCACCAAAGAAAGGAAAACCTGTTCTTGTACATTTAAACAGATTTACCGGATGGTCAGCAGAAATCGAACTTGCATATGTAGATAATATTTATTCCATTGAGCAGATCGTTAATATTATTCAGCTTGCAGGATTTGGATGTGGCATCGGGTCTGGCAGAACAAGCGGTTATGGAAGATTCCACGTAGAGTAAATAAAAAATCGGTGGCATATGAATCCGGGTGAATGCCCGGAAAGCACAACAGGGAAAAATAAAACAGTTAATGAAAGAACAGGAAATTACAATTCAACATAGGACAAATTATTTCATCCTGTTTCATATGCCACTGAGCATATAAATAAAGAAAAGGAGAATTAAAATGGCAGAAAACACACAAGTAGCAACATTTAACACACAGCTTTCCTACTATACAAATCGGTATGTTGATTTAATGGAAAGAGATTTGACTTCAAGAGGAATGGAATTTGATTCCTACTCAAAAGATTGCGTAGTAGCGGCAATGGGATCTATTTTCCAGATGGTGCATGAGAGTGGAGTGAGTTTTGAAGCAATTAATGGCTCTAACCTTAAATTCATTCTGAGCAAAGTAGCAGCGTTAAAACTGAACGCAAATGCGCAACCGAGAGAGTGTTACTTCCAGATCAGAAACGTAAACGTAGCAGGAAAAGGGAAGCTGGCACAGTGGGAGAAGAAAATCGAGTTTGCGATTGAGGGCGATGGAAATGACGCTCTTGTAAGTAGATATGGTGTCGATGTGGCTAAAGTATTTCCATACTGGAAAGTTAGAGAGGGAGACAAATATACGCCACCAAGACATAAAGGTGTAGAAATTACGCCACCAGAATGGGAAGAATCTGGTGTAGGCAAAGTAGTTCGTATCGTATATCCGATTCAATACAAGGACGGACACATTGAATATCTTTCATGCGAAAGAGCAGATGTTTTGAAGAATCTTGCAGCACACATCAAGAATAATCTCCAGAATGAAACTTTTGGAATTTGTGCAGACAGATATAAAGCTACAGATGCGCAGAAAGCTCAAATTGAAACAAAGAAAAAAGAAATCATGAAAAAGGTTGCTGACATTGGAGAACTGGAAGCAATCATTGACTGTGAGGAATTAAGACCGTATATTTCACCGTCTTATTATGAAACACAGTCCAGAGAATCAATGATTATTCGTAAGATGCGAAACAACATTATGAAGTCTATTCCTAAGAAATGGGATAATCCGGTGCAGGCTTATGAATATAACATGATGGATGCTACGTACAGGGAAGTACAGGAAGAAATCGAACAGAATGCCAATGTAGAAGAATTCATTCCACAGCCAGAATCAATCGAAGAAAAGCCAAAGCAGCCAACCGTAGCCGAAACCGTAAAAACAGCGGAGAAAGAACCAATCCCGGCAGCAGAGCCAGTGGAAACAGAAATTCCGTCATTTATGAGCCAGGAGGAAATGTAGGATGGCAGCTCACACAATTGTGCTTATTATCTTGTTTGCAATAGTGTTTTTCTGGTGGGTATGGACTTTTGTTTATGCTATTAAATCCAAAGAAGCAGAACCAATGTTATTTGCAAGTATTGTATTAAACATACTGAACTTAATAATTCAACTCACAGAGTAAAGGAGAAAACTAATGAAGCATAAATGTATTAAGACAGCAGTATTAATCACAGGGATTACAGCAATCACAATGTTTAGTGGTTGTTCTTCCTGTAGCAGATCATTAAAATCACTGTCTAGTGATATTGACGGTGGTCTGAACCGTACCGTAACTGTTTACGATTACAACGGCGGTAAAATTAAGTCCTGGTCTGGAAAGTTTGATGTTTCCGAATCAGAGAATGAAGTTTACTTTGATGATTCTGACGGAAAGAGAGTTATTATCCACGGCGGTATTGTCGTGAATGAGGAAAACTGATATGAGCAGCAGTGTAATTGAAACAATTAAAGAAGTTGTAAGCAATATGAACAGCGGACTTTATGATTTCACGGTAGATGGGAAATGTTCAGAATGCGGTTCGTGTTGTTCAAATTTTCTACCGATATCATCCAAGGAAATCAAACAGATTAAGTGGTACATTCGCAAACACCATATCAAGGAATGCAGACATAATTTCACTGCTTCATTAATGGATTTAACCTGTCCGTTTCTGATGGACGATAAGGCAAAAGAGAAATGTTCAATCTACCCTGTTAGACCGGAGATATGCAAATCATTTGTCTGCAATGACCCACAGGGAGCCAGAAAGAACAAAGCTTTAATGCATAAAAAATATAAGCCTGTTGATATGAGAGAAACGTTTTTCGGAGGTGAGTAGGAATGAGATTAGCAAGTCAGAATGGGGAAATTGATGTTCCTTATGAAATCACATCATTAAGCAGAATTGGAAATATCATAAGAGCATATGTGCCAATGGTAGGCGAAAAAGGAACAGTCATGGCTCGTTATTCGACAGATGAAAAAGCCCAAAAAGCTATGAAAGCTTTGCATAAAATGTATGCAGGAATGTTTTTAGCACAAAACATTGAAATGAGCGATGATGATTACGAAGAATGCATAAAAATGGCTGCAAGAGGTTTCGGAATCATTAAAACCATGGTTAACAGCCCAGATATGAAATTCGAGCCTGCAAACATTGTGTTTCAGTTCCCGGAGAATGATGAAGTATGAAAGAAATAGGAAGAAAGAAAATAAATTGGGATTCCATTGTGACTGTGGAATTATCGCTTAAAGAGCTTCAATTAATAAGGGACGCAATGGTGGCTACAGATTTAAAAGATATGAAAGAATTATGGCGCGGAGCTCCTCCATATCAGCAGGACGATAAAAATATGATTGGAGAAACTGCTTCTTCAATTTTAAATAGCTACAAATAAACAGAAAGCGAGGTGATGAAAAATGTTCATGAGAATAGTAAATACAGGGAGTACACATGGAAACTGCTATGTTTTGAAATCCAACAGCGGAGAAATGCTTCTTCTTGACTGCGGATGCAAATACAAAGACATTCTGAAAGCTATTGATTACAGAACAAGTGATGTTTCTGGCGTGCTTCTAACGCATGAACACGGTGATCACCGTGAATCATTTAAAAATCTGATGAATTTAGGCATTCAGATTTACACCAATGATGAAACCGTGGAACATATGCAAATCATCACTGGAGAGCTGATGAAAGGCGTTCCAGAGAAAAGACCGTTTCGGGTTGGCTCGTTTACAGTAATACCGTTCTATTTGCCACATACTACAAGGGACAAGGATACAGGGAAACTTATTCCGTGTTTCAATTATGGTTATGTAGTGGAACATGAAGAGATGGGAAAGCTGCTGTACATGACAGACTTTGAGTTTTGCCGATACAACTTCAAGGCAATGCGACTGAATCACTTGGTTATTGAGTGCAACTACTGTGGAGAATTGGTTGATAAAACAGCCGAAAATTACACGCACAGGCTTAAAGGGCATTGTTCATTAGATACTTGCAAAAGCTTAGTAAATACGAACCATACGGCAGCATTACGGACAGTAACATTGGTGCATTTGAGTAATGAAGCAGCTGACCCGGAACAGATTTTGAGGGAGATACAAGAAACGTCTGGTGCTGATGCACTCGTCCATATCGCAACACCCGGGTTAGAAGTTAATTTGGACTTATGTCCATTTTGAAAGGAGAAATAGATGGTATCAATTGACTTAAAAGATTGGAAAGAAGTAACAAAAGGAATTTATGTAAATCCAATTTCTGCAAACGCAGCTTATGAAATCCATATTAAATACTGGGATATGAAAACAGATATTCTTTCCGCAAATGCAGAACTTTATATTGTAGGAGATTGGCACGAAAAAGATGGAAGAAACATCAGAGAAAGGGAAATACTGCTTGATTATGCATCTGTTATGGATTGTATTTGGAAAGCAGTTGAAGATGATAAGGAAAACAATTCGACTGAATGATTGAAAGGAGAATGATTATTAATGAAAATCTTCTTAAAAACACTTGACAAGCTGAAAAAGCCAGAACTTTCCGAACAGGAATGTAAGTACGACAAAGGCTGGAATGATGCAATCAAGAAAGTTGAAGAACTGATTTGTTCCTACAGCTCTGCGGATATGTGGATTCCAACAGATTTAAAGTTACCGCCGGAACCAGACAAAGGAGAAAATCCCGGAGATTGGAAAGAATATACAGTTACAATTAAGGGGGCTATTTTACCAACAAGTCTTACTTATTTAGGAGACAGCGAATGGGGAAGCGTAGAAGCGTATGGGTTTGCGTATTACCCAGTCATTGCATGGCAACCAATGCCACCAGCTTACAAACCAGGGAGGTAACACCATTGGAAATAACAATCGGAATTTGCACAGATGAAATCAAAGAAATCCTTGTTGAGCACATCAAGACAAAAGGATTTGACGTAACAGAAGATGATATTTCCTTTGTTATTGGGAAAGAAGAAAGCGTAACAGGAAATACAAAGAAAATCAAACACGCACTTATCAGGTGCGACATTCAGATTGAGAGGTGATAAATTGTGAATATTGTTATTCTTTCTGGAAGATTAACTGCTGACCCAGATATTAGAATGGGAACAAATGACACCAAAATTGCAAGATATATTTTGGCTGTCGAGAGAAGAGTGAAAAAGAATACAGAAAGAAAATCAGACTTTATTGCTTGCGTATGTCTTGGAAAAAATGCAGAATTCGCAGAGAAATATCTTAAAAAAGGCACAAAAGTAAATGTGCGTGGAGAATGGCAGACTGGAAACTATACGAATAAAAATGGTGAAAAAGTTTACTCAAATGATTGTCTTGTTGCAGAACATGAATTTGCAGAAAGAAAGAGCCAGTCACCACAGACACAGGAAGCAGATACACGACCAGTACCACCGCCAGAACCTAGTTTCATGGATGTGCCAGATTTAGGCGGTATGGAAGATGAATTTCCGTTTAGTTAAGGAGGAGTGACAAATAAATGGAACCAGTTTTAGAAACTAAATTCGAGTATAAAGGTTACCAATGTGTAGTCCTGTTCATGCCTAGAGCATACAGATGCGGATACGTTGGAATACCTAACAGCCATAAGCTGGCAAAGAAAAGTGTTGATGATTTAGGTTATCTTGACTGCCATGGTGGAGTTACTTATTCAGAACCATTTTTACACGATTGTGACGATGATGATATATGGTGGATTGGATTTGACTGCGCTCATTGTTTCGATGGTTATGATATTGAGACAGCAGAACAGTATTTCGGGGAAGAACCAGGCTTCAAAAAAATGCTTAAAATAATGGGAGATTGCTGGCGAGAATTAAATAAAGATCCAGATTGCAAAATTCGTTCACTTGCCTATGTTAAAGATGAATGCAAGAAACTAATTGACCAGATTGAAAAAGGGGGGATGTTAGAGGAATTATAGAAAAGTTTTCGTGATGAGGAAGTGTGCAGAAAAAAGGAGTTTTTAATGCGTAAAAATATTGATTTGACAGGCAAGAAATTCGGGAGACTCACCGTCATAAAAAGAGCAGAAGATACTATTTCAGACAAAGGGGTTAGAACAAAGCGCTGGGAATGCATTTGTGATTGTGGAAATAAAACTATTGTAAGACAAGCAGGGTTACAAAGAGGAACAACGAAGTCATGTGGATGTCTGCATAGAGAAATTATTGGCAATATGAGCAGAAAACATGGGCTATCTAATAACTGTGGAAGGCTGTACCCACTTTGGAAGAGTATTAAATATCGTTGCTATTGTAAAACATGTAAATCGTACAAAAATTACGGCGGGCGTGGAATAGTAATGTGTGATGAATGGAAAAATAATTTCACATTATTTTACAAATGGGCAATTGAGAATGGATATAAGGAAGAAAAAACAAGTAATGGAATAAATATCTTAACCATTGACCGAATAGACGTAAACGGAAATTATGAACCAGATAACTGCCGTTTTATTACAAATGCTGAGCAGGCACAAAATAAAAGAAACTCTATACCAAAAGAAAACAAGTATTTAATATGTCCTGTTTGTGGAAAACAATTTGAACTAAAGCAAAGAAAAGGGCAAAAGACGTGCAGTCCAAGATGCGGTAAAATTCTTTATTACAAAGATCACCCAACTATTAAAGATTATACAAAAATATGCCCAATTTGTAACAAACCTTTTAATGCCAAGAGAGGTGGACATTTCAATGACGCTGTTTATTGTAGCAAGAGATGTAAGAATTTATCTGAATCTGCAATATGGGAATACAATGGAGAAAAGTATAGAGTTCTTGAATGGGCTGAAATTATAGGCATAAACGCACACTGTTTATATCATAGAAAAGAATTAGGATGGTCTATCGAAGAAATACTAACCACACCGTTAAGGGGCAGGAGAAATGCAAAAAGTAAATTATAAAAAAATATATGCAATGAAAAATGCGAGAGAAAAAATGATTGAATCAATATGCCCTTCGATACCAAATACAAGTGGCATATATGCTTTTTATAGGATAGACGAAGCAGGGATTCGACGCAGCTACGTGGGACAAGCGCTTAGACTTCGTGAGAGATGTGCGAGCCATTTAGCAGAATATGACCATATAGCATTAAGCCTTAAAAAGCATAAGTTTTACAGTGAAAGTAATCCTACTGGATGGAAACTTTCATATAGAACATGTAGAAAGGATGAACTTGACCAGAAAGAAATTGAAACAATCAAGGCTTTTGCAGATAAAGGCTTCCAGATGTACAACATTACAGCTGGTGGCCAGTTAGCTGGAAAGCAAGTAACAGGGCAATATAAACAGCCCAAGACATACAGACAGGGACTTCAGCAAGGAAAGAAAACACTTGCAAGAGAGTTGACGCACATTATTGATACTCACTTAAACGTATCAATCAGACCAGAAAAAGCAAATAACAAAGTATCTATTAAGGCGTTGGAAAAATTCAACGACTTACTCAATGAAGAAAACTATCACTGATTCTAACACACCAGTAGTTCTACTGGCTAAATTCCAAAGATAAAAAATAAAAAATGAAAGGAGCTTGCCTTCAGCTGACGTAAGGGTGCACCGGGCTTCTTTTAAAAATGAATTATGAAGATTTTTTAAAGAGCAAACGATTTGTTCTTGAAAGCAGTGGGTTTGATATTGATAAATCGGAATTAAATCCAATGTTGTATGAATTTCAAAAAGACATTGTGAGATGGGCTTTAAAGAAAGGAAAAGCCTGCATATTTGCTGATTGCGGTTTAGGAAAAACACCAATGCAACTTTCGTGGGCACATCAAGTTTGCACACACGCTGGTGGAATGGTTCTTATTCTTGCACCGTTGGCTGTGGCGGATCAAACGAAGCGTGAAGCTGAAAAATTTGGTTATACTGCAAAAGTTGTGGAAAGCCAATCTGAATGTATCAGCGGTATTAATATTACCAATTATGAAAAAATGGATAAATTTGTTGCAAATGAATTTGTGGGAGTTGTACTTGACGAAAGTAGTATTCTTAAATCTTATTCTGGAAAAGTCAGAACAGCAATTATTCAGAATTTTCATTCAGTTCCTTATAAGTTGGCTTGTACTGCAACACCAGCCCCCAATGACTATATGGAAATAGGAAATCACAGCGAATTTTGCGGCGTTATGACACGGTCGGAAATGTTATCAATGTTCTTTGTGCATGACGGTGGACAAACATCTAAATGGAGATTAAAGGGGCATGCAACAGATGTATTCTGGCAATGGCTGGCAACATTCAGTGTATTTGTAGATAACCCAGCAAATATCGGGTATCAAGTATCTGGCTACGATCTTCCGAAACTTAACATTAACGAAATTATTGTAGACGGAAATGAGCCGATAAAAGAATCATTAACACTTACAGAACGAAGAGAAGCCAGAAAGGAAAGTCTTGAACTTAGATGTAAAAAAGCTGCGAAACTTGTAAATAGTTCAAATGAGAAATGGCTTTTATGGTGTGATTTAAATGACGAATCAGCAAGATTAAGCGAACTGATATCTGAATCCGTGGAAGTAAAAGGCTCTGATAAATCAGAATATAAAAGCAACTCTATGTTGGCGTTTTCTGATGGAACGGTCAAATGCCTTATCACAAAGCCCAAAATTGCAGGGTTCGGCATGAACTGGCAGAATTGCCACAATATGATATTTACTGGACTTTCAGATAGCTATGAGCAGTATTACCAAGCAGTCAGACGGTGTTGGCGGTTCGGGCAAGAGAAGCCTGTGAATGTTTACATTATTATTTCCGCGAAGGAAGGCTGCGTAAAGGAAAATATTGAAAGGAAGCAATGTGATTTCCAGAAAATGCAGTCTGAAATGACAGAATTAACAAAGGAAATAACAAAAAAAGAGCTTAAAAGCACTTGCCGTATAAGTACGCCTTATGAGCCAACAAAAGAAATGAAATTGCCAGATTGGGAGGAATTTACAGCATGAATGTTTTAGACCAGGTTGTTAAAGAAAAATACGCAATATACAACGGCGATTCTTGCGAAATCACAAAAGAAATCCCGGACGAAAGTATTCATTATACAGTATTTTCACCACCATTTTCTAGCTTGTATACATACAGTAACAGTGACCGGGATATGGGGAATAGTAAGGGAGATGATGAATTTTACAACCATTTTATCTATCTGGCAAAAGAACTGTATCGAATAACAATGCCCGGAAGATTACTTAGTTTTCATTGTATGGACTTGCCGCTTATGAAAGAGCGTGACGGCGTGATTGGCTTGAAAGACTTTCCAGCAATCATGCGACAGATTTTTGAAGATTGCGGATTTATTTACCATAGTAAGGTTACCATCTGGAAAAATCCAGTAACTGAAATGCAAAGAACAAAAGCATTGGGACTGCTGCATAAGCAGATTAGAAAAGATAGTGCAATGAACAGGCAGGGAATCCCGGATTATATTGTCACAATGAGAAAGCCAGGAGAAAATCCAGAACGAATTTCGCATACACACGAGACTTTTCCTGTTGATGTGTGGCAAAACTACGCAAGTCCAGTATGGATGGACATTAGGCAGAGCGATACATTACAGAAAAAATCTGCACGAGAAGATAAGGACGAACGTCATATTTGCCCTTTGCAGCTGGAAGTTATTCAGCGCTGCATTGAATTATGGAGCAATCCAGGAGATATAATTTTTGACCCATTCGGTGGTATCGGTTCCACCCCATTTGTGTCTTTAACACTTGGAAGAAGAGCAATCTCATGTGAACTTAAAGAAAGCTATTTTAAACAAATGAAAGCAAATGTAGAAGAAGCACTGAATGGAAATGTAATGGATTGCCCGGTAGGACAAATGAGTATTGAGGATTTTTTATCGTAAAACAATGTTATCAGCAAATATCAATCTTTGATTATTTAAAAGGAGAGTGATTACATGGCAGAGAATACCAATGAATGTGTTATTGAGTGGATTCCCGGAAGAGATTATGTAGGGCTTACTGCCAAGAATGGAAGTGCCTGGAAGAACAGATGCGAGGAATTAGAAAAGGAATTTCCAGAAGATGTGAAAATTATTGCCAGAAATAACGATGGATCTATTTTCGCTCACTTGCCGTATTCCTACATTAAAATCAATCCACCAAGAAAATATTCCGATGAAGCGAAAGAGAAGGCTGCGGAAAGATTAAATAAAATGCGTGCAGAAAAAAGTAATACTGCGGAAGAAGATCCGTTTTGCCTATGAATTACCGTCAGAGAAAATATAATGAGGGACAATCTGCCAGAAACGATATTTACAGTTTTCTTGTCAAGTATTTTGAGAAACACGGATATATGCCTTCTTACGAAGAAATCATGGATGGAACAGACCTTACAAAGTGTACCGTCCAGAGACATATGCGGCAATTGGAGATGGATTCTCTGATTGCCACAGAACATCCGGGAATATCGAGAGCATACCGTTTGACGGAATACAGATACGAAAGGAAAAAATATGGGAAGCAAATTAAAGATGAAAGCGCCAAAGAAAAATAGGGTGTTGGAATGTGACAATCAGATGTCACAGGCATTCGCCAGAGCCATGCAGAATTCACGTAAAGAGCTGGAAGTCATGCAAGATCAAGCCTATAACGATGGCTTCAATACTGGTGACGACTGGGCGAATACAATTAACACGGTAACAACTATGTTGGCATTACGGAAATTGCATGGATTTTCCACTAAAAGACTTTTGGACGTAATCAATTGTGCAAATGAGTTTGTAGGACAAGCGAACCGTGGCGAAAGAAGCTTTATGAGCATGATTGAGGAATTGGAATCTGAAACAGATGTAAGAATCCCAGATTTGAATAAGGGACTTGTTAAAAAATTTGGTAAATAAAATATGATGATAAAAAGAGTATCACTAAATAAATGGTATGATTATCCAACCGATTATCGTACGGTAGTCGGTCTGCGAGAATGAGAGGAATGAAATGAAGAAAATAGTATGTTTAATCTTAATTTGCATTTTCTTGACTGGTTGTTCCAAAAATGTTTCGTACAAGAACCGTGATTTACAAGAAGAAATCACATATACCTATGAAGATGTAGACGCAATTATCACTTACATAGATATGCGAAAATGGTTTGTCATTTGTCCTCGCTGGCAGTGGGAGATATCGGTTGAATATGACGGGCTGACTTATGAAGAAGATAGCTTTGCGAATGGAGCAATGAATAGACCGAGTTTTTCAGACAGTCAAAAGGGTGATTCGATAAGAGTTCAATTAGCAAACAAATATGTGAACGGAGAACTGATAGACCGGTATATATCGAAAATTAAATAGGGAGAAAATATAAGCGTGGAAAGTGAGGACGCAATGACAGAACAGGAAAAGAAGGAACTTCTGGATGAACTGGAAAAGCGCATTGACGAAAAATAAAAAGGTTGTCTTACCAGAGAAGATGTTGCAACCACATTAAAAGCACCGAGAGAAAAGTGGTTTAGAGATAAGAATGGGAACAGAAGAAGTTCTCTGATGATGGATGCTTTTGATTCATCTATTATCTCGTGGCAAGTCTGGGAAACAATCAGAAAGTTGACTTGCGTTATATGTGGTAAGCAGTATGTCAGACAGCTTGCGAATGTAGAAAATGCAGATGAAATCGCAGAGAAACTTTGCCAGTTTGTTTATGACTTGAAGATGGATTTTAAGAAACAGGAGGACGCAAAATGTTAATCAGAAGTCAGGATAAAACAATAATAGTAAATATTGATAATGCTTTCAGTATTGCAATTCGAGACATTAATGGAGCGGCATCAATATATGTCGGAAGTCAAGGAGCTTGTTGCATTATCGGAGAATATTCCACCAAAGCGAAAGCCATGAAAGTATTGGATATGATTCAGGAATCCTATGAAGAATATAAAATTAATTGTACTTTTTTGACAGGATTTACAGGACATCGAGCAATTGTAGAATCAGGCGATATTCACGTCAATGGTTTCAAAGAACTTGTAAAAAGTTTTAAAAAGAATACGTTCTTTCAGATGCCAGAGGATAGCGAGGTGGAAGTATGAAAAGATATGAAACAACAAAATTTCTTGGTCAATTGATGGAAAAAAGCTGTTTTTCCGGCCCAGGTAAATACTGGGCTAGAGAAGTAAGCCTTGATTATGGCTACGCAGCAGGAAAGCCAAGAAGAGTAAATTACATGCAGTTTATTCCGGAAAACCAGTGTTCTATCTCATCAATCGAAAAAGGAATATTTACATGCTATGAAATCAAAAGCTGCAAAGAGGATATTTACAGCGGAAATGGATTAAATTTTATTGGCGAAAAAAACTATCTTGTAACAACAATGGAGTGCTACAAAGAGATTTTACCTGATTTAAAAAATGGAAAATTTGCCCAACACATACGTGAGAATTTTCCAGAATGTTACGCGGAAATAGGTAACATGGGAGTAATGGTTGCAGTTCCGTATCAGAGAGATGTTGCCGAAGAATTTGAAAACCCAACACCACTAGATGGAGATGTGGAAAAATGGAGATTATCAGTTATTTTGAAGTGTGGACACAATGGGTCAAGAAAAAGATCCATGACAGAACTGTTGTTTCACATGGTAAGAAGCTGGAATTGAGAAAGGATGGAATAATATGAGCCATATCAAAGACAGATTATCGGATTATCATGATTTTGTGAAGAAACTTGCGGATGACCACCAGATGGTTTTAGCAAGCGATGTTATGGATATGATAGAACAGATTAAGGATGATCTGGAACAGGACGAGAAAGAAAATGGTTGGATTCCTGTCAGTGAGAGATTACCGGAAGACGGAACATATATCACTACTTTAGACGGAGAGCTTGTCGGACAGGAAGAACCATTCACGGGAATGTGCGGTATCGAAAATAGAAAATGGGATGATGAAGACTGTGTTATTGCCTGGATGCCACTTCCAGAACCATATAAGGAGGACTGAACATGGAAATATCAATTTTCAAAAAAGACGGGAAGACCTACACCAGATTCAAGGTCACGCTAAAAGAGTTTAAATTAAAATTTTTGAGAGGTCTGCTGACAAAATACGGCATTGACACATCAGCGCCAACAAAGAAAAACAGCAGATATATTTATTTCGAGAAAGAGGGAGACTGGATTAATGGGAAAATGTAAATTAGACTGCCCGGACGGTGAAACACAGTGCTGCATCTGCTGTACTAAACAGGATTCCTGCCAGTACAAATGTGATGATATGGACAGTTATGAATATGCGGAGGAGTGCGAAGATTACGTTAAGGAGGAAGAGACATGATTACATTCTTGTTAGGACTTACACTTGGAATCATAGTCGGAGTGGTCGGTCTTGTATGCGTAGCGATCATGTACGACAAGCACCACCCAGACGATTAGAAAGGAGAACGGTATGCTGACAAGGAATAAAAAGCTGAAAGACTACGGTATTCCGGCAGAGGATATAGAAAAACTGAATACGATGCTGAAAGACTTTCCGGCAGAGTACGGATACCTGCTTTCCAGTGCTGCCTTGTCAGCTTGCCCGAAGAACACGGTGATAGCGGATATGGTTATTGAGAATATCCTACACCGGAAAAGCTACAGGAAAATCAGCAAAGAAAGATATATCCCGATGAACCCAAAAGACTTTTATGGATACAGACGCAAGACTGTCGCTGTACTGTATGAGAGAATGCGGTTATTGGGAGTATGGGAGGAAAAATAAATGAAAGAATATAAATGTCCAAAGTGCAATAGTAAAAACCTTTTTGTCAAGAAAGTTGGGAATAATACGGGATTGTATTGCGGGGATTGCGGTGCATGGATTAAATG